ACTAATGGAATCGGAGTAGATGTATCGGTTACACCTAATGTAGTTATTTTGGAGGATATTCCAAAAACGGATATTGAGCTAATCCAAGAACAACTCCAAGCAACCCAAGAAGCGGTTGACTTTTTAATTATGGGAGGAATTTAAAATGGCAGCATATTTAGCAATGAGAATCGAAGCGGGTAAATTAGATTATGTAGCGGTGACCGCGAAATACCCACAGTTTAAGTCAGACATTGATTTAATCTTAGTTGCTGATGGCAAACAAGATTTAATCGTTGCTTAGTGAACAGTAGACAGCGGATGGGTTTCAAAACCTAATTGTACCCATAGTTTAATCTCAATAGGGCATAACGAAGGGCTGAGAAGCCTATTTTTTATGCCCTTCTAATGAACTACAGACGCATGATGTGCAACAACCGCCTCTGAAATATGGGGCGTTTCTTTATGCCTTATTTTATTTTTTATGGGTAACAACGAAAGGGGCGAAAGCCAGAAAGCAGGTGAACTATGGAACAAGATACAGCAGTAGCAGTCCTGGTTGAACAAGTCACTTCTCTACGGGGGAGGTTGGAAGCCTTGGAAAAAGATGTACAGGCAAAATTTGATCGAATCGAGACAAAACTAGATGAAGCCCTTAACGCCGTCCGTTCAGGTAGGCCAACATGGTCCGTAGCAATGCTTATAGCTGGATTAATGACAGCTTCCTCAGGCATGGCCGTGTTTATTATTACAAAGTAGGAGGATTTATCATGCCAAACATATACATTAGCCCCAGCACTCAGGAGCACAACGCCGGAGTAGGTCCCTTCGGGACCGAAGAATTCGAAATGAATGGTATAGCTGATATCCTAATCCATCTTATCGCAAAAGACGGAAGGTTCGTATGGAGACGCAACTCCCCCATTATGGACATTTACCAGATTGCCACGGACTCTAACACATGGGGCGCAGATATCCACGTTGCTCTCCACAGCAACGCCGGCGGGGGAGAGGGAACAGAAGTCTATGCTTATGGGCCCGGAACAAATTCAGAACGATTAGCCAGGGCTCTTTACAATCAGATTGCTCCGCTTAGTCCTGGCATTGATCGGGGAGTAAAGTATAATCCAGGATTAATGGAAGTCGGAGACAGGGTAAGCGCTACAGCCGCACTGATAGAACTGGGGTTCCACGACGATCTTGAGGATGCAACATGGATAGCGTATAACCATGAAATGATTGCTAATGCACTCTATAAGGGAATATGCAATTATTATGGGTATGATTACCGCGCCTTGTCCGTTGCGCCTCCTGTGGTTAATCCTGTGCCCATTGTAGAGCCTGTGGTTGATCACGACGGATACCTCATGGTCCGCGTTCTAGACTCAAAGGCAGTAGCAGTACGATTACAAATTAGGGCAATGGGCTATGCGTGCGAGCCTATTATATTGCCATAACGTATTGTAAACTTAAACCTTCCCGGACGGGTTTACAAATAAGAAAGAAGGAATTAACAATGGAACAAAACAGGTTTAAATCTCCGGTCTTTTGGAGTGCAGTTGTCGCACAAATAATATCAATTGGTCAATTTACTGGCGTATGGGCTAAGTATGGTATTGATGCTGGTATGATTGGTGATGTAGTTGCAGGAGTTCTTCAGATAGGAGTTTTGGTAGGTTTGTTAAATAACCCGAAGGACCCTGTAAAGTTTTAATCAAATAAGCGCATCGAAAAGGCTCTCTACTATTTTAGTAGGGAGCCTTTTTTTGTCGTTATATGTCGTAATATTCTTTTGATAAACCCTTGATATTGTTTGACATTATGTATCAACTGATGTATAATAAGGTAATAAGAAGTTGAGGGGGAGGAAAACCATGACAAAGAACGTTTTAGCTTATCTTAAGAAGGTGGTTGACGCGAAGACCATTCGGTATGATCGGGAAGAAACTTTTACAGGTGGCAGCCTTGGTAACATTACCTACATTGCCCAAAACGGCAGAACTTATAAAGCAACCATGAATAGCCAAGATTTAGGGGAAACGCTTTATGACAACTACGGAGATATTTACAAGGAACAAACTGCTAAGAAATATGGTCCTCTTAATCTCTCCAAAATGTTAGAGTATACAGAAATTAAAGCATAAACCCAAGGTCAGCCGGGAGCCAAAATACCCGACAGAGGAGGAAACCAACATGCAATTAACAGTCGAGCAATTAAAGAACGCAATCTGGACACATAACAACGGAATGGTTCCTATCGGTGGTAGGGATATTGAATGGTATCGTAATGAGCTATTTAAACTTACAGGCGAAACAAAAGGATACCACGAAGAATAACTCTAAAAGGCCAGCCGGGAGCCAAAATACCCGGCAACGAAAGGAAGTTTTAAAAATGAGAAAAGTAATCAACGGTCGCACCTACAACACGGAGACATCCAAGAAAATCGGCAACTGGGACAATGGAGTATACGGCAACGACCTTAGATCCTGCGAAGAGGACCTTTACAAAAACACCAAGGGAGCATATTTCCTAGTCGGCGAGGGAGGTCCGTTGAGCAAGTACTCCGTGAGTCATGGCAACTCCACCAGCGGAAGCAAGGAACTAATACCCATGACAGCCACAGAGGCCCAGGAGTGGGCAGAAGAACGTCTCGCGGTCGATGAGTATGAAGCTGAGTTTGGAGTGCAGGAGGAAGCCACCTCTGATCTGACAACGCGTGAACGGGTTGGCCTTACGCTGGATATCGAGATTATGGCTAGACTGAGAAAACATTCCGCTGAGACTGGTATTCCGATGGCAAGGACCGTCGATAAGGCGATCACGGCCTTGCTGGATAGTTTAAACCAATAAATAAAAGCCCTCGGTTGTGCCGGGGGCTTTTTACGTTATGCTTCTATCGTTATTAACGAGATATGGCAGTTACTAACACTTGAGGAATTGTCATTTCTGCGCCCATGACCGTCTTATAGGTTAATAACCCCATAGACATTCCAGAGAAAGTTATAACATCATCATCCAGCACCCTGCCACTGATTATGCTCTTATCATACTGGATAAGCACGGTATCTTCGTACCCATAGGTATTTTTAGTAACATTTACTCGAAGATTAACTAGATCGCCACTCTCTTGAACCTGAATAACTTGACCCGTAAAGATTACATTGGTACCATTATATGTATCCGGGTTACGGGCTAGTTCCTTATATGCAATATGCTTTGGCTTTGCGGCCTCTACTGCGGCTGCGGCCTTGGCGTCAGCAATCTTTTTATCTTCAACTGCTTTAGCATCGGCAATAACCTTATCTGCCGCATCTTGTTTTGCTTTTAATTCGGCGTCCACTTTAGCCTTAGCATCTGCGACAACTTTATCCGCTGCTACTTGCTTATCCTTTGCTTCGGCATCAACTTTGGCCTTAGCATCGGTAATAACCTTATCGGCGGCGACCTGTTTAACTTTTAATTCATCAGCATTTTTTGCTTGAGCAATTTGTTCGGGAGTTAATCCGGGCGTAAGAATAAGGGCAATGACAAAGACTACAAAACAAGTGCCAGCACCTATTGCCCACTTCTTTACTTTACCGTTCTTTTTAACCTTCGCCATGATTAATAATATGACACATACCAAAAAACCGATGATAGAAAGAAAACCTATAAATGCATACATACCATTTCTTCCTCCTTCTTAAATTTTATTTATGAAAACCCTTTAGGCATTCAACGTTTGATGGGTCTTTTCCTGCTTTTCGATGAGGATTATTTTGCTCAATACCTACATAAATACCTACCGACCGATTAAGTTATATAAATAATCTTTTTAAATATATTTAAACGTTACTAAATAAGCAAGAAAATGGACTATACGTAGGCTGTCAGCAAATAGCGGTATTCTCGGTTTTATGTTAATGTTACGTTAAACGTAATCGCTACCTTGGGGTGGTAGAGGTCGCATGTTCGAATCATGTCGCTCCGACCAGATTAAGACGTCACCTATGAGACAATCTCAGAGGTTAGGAAACCCCTTATTTCAAGGGGTTTTTGTTGTATTCAAACGAGAGCACGGCTCAAAAGCATCTGAAACACGGCTCAATCTGAGTGACAGGGATTGTTGCGGCACGCACTCTTTGCACCAGTCTGCACCAGCTTGCACCAACCTGCACCAGCCGGGTGCACCATGAACTGTACCCCGTATTTTAGACACCAATTGGTGCGTGTACCCCAAACTGTATACACCACGTAGGTGCATGTACCCCATTTTGTATACACTGAATGGGTGCAATATGTTACTTACTCTGTTCTTGTCGTGTTAGAATGAGCCTAAAAATAACGGAGAATTCTCATGGCAGTTAGTTAATTAACAAAAGAACAAATTGAAATATTATCAAATTATCCGCAAGTTGCACGCACTACGGACACTTCAGTAGTTTTTAGTCAAACTTTTAAACGTCATTTCTGCGAAGAATATATTAAAGGCAAGACACCACGAACAATTCTTAAAGAATCCGGCATTGATCCGAATGTATTAGGCACTAAGCGTATGTATAGCTTAAGATGGCACGCTCTTAAAGAATGGGAAGCAGCTGATGGAAAAATCGAACAAATCATTAATAAAAGCAAATTCTCCAAAGCTAAAACCGTTGAAGATAAACTCTCTTAAATCTATCTTGGTTATGCAATGTCGCCGGTGTTTCACGTCCTGGCTATTACCACTATATAGCTGCTGAAACAAAGCGTGAGCGGCGAGAACAGCATGACAGAGAAGATTTTTCTCGTATTCTTGAGGCATACAACTATCGTGGTTATGCCAAAGGTGCTCGCAGTATTTATATGCGTTTGCTTCGCCAACAACCGTTGGAATGAATGAATATTAAGAAGATTCGTCGGTTAATGAAGAAATATGGGCTCAGATGCCCAATTCGCAAGGCAAATCCTTACCGTGGCATGCTGAGAGCGTCACAAGAAAGCCGAACCGCACCGTACTTATTAAATCGTGAATTCCGTGAGCATGGGCCACGCAAAGTACTCCTTACGGACATATCTTATTTATTTTTTGGGAGTGGCATGAAAAGCTACATATCCACCATTATTGACGCCTATACTAGGCAGGTTCTATCCTTTGCGCTTAGTAAAACTCTTGAAGAGGATTTCGTGCTAGAAACTATAAATAACCTGTTACATGACCATGGAATATCCCTAGACACAGAAACGCTCATTAATAGCGATCAAGGAGCTCATTACAAGAGTTACAGATTTGCGCAGATTCTAAAAAGTGCGAAATTGAGGCAATCCATGTCTCGAAAGGCTAATTGTTGGGATAACTCACCACAAGAGAGTTTCTTCGGGCATATGAAAGATGAAATTGATTTGTCCTCCTGCCGCACACATGGGATGTTGTTGCCGTACTTAATGATTGGATTGACTATTATAATAACGACCGTTACCAATGGGAAATCGCAAAGCTATCCCCAAATGAGTATTACGAATATTGTCAGACAGGCGTCTATCCTATTAAGGATCGGGATGAATAGACCTAAATCTTTCCAATATTGCACAGAATCTTTTGTGCTAGTTTTATCTATAAAAATTTAGTTGCACCGTTAGGCGTGTATACAGAATGGGGTACACTTCACCATCTGGTGCAGAATAAGTCAGGGCAAGAAAAAGCCTGTGGATTTGCTCCACAGGACTCATAATAAAGGATGATTACCGGGACGGTGTTGCAACGATTCTAGGCAAAAAGAGAAAACGGGCCTGGCGGTATTCGTTCATTATGACTGATGCTATTAGGGCCTTGTTTGTGAGGAAGTTCAAGGACAATGAGGTTGAGTATAAACGGCCTGAACCGATACCGAGCATTTGATAGTCAATCAAATTAAAAGCATAAGAGTTAAAAACAGAAGGGTTCCCGGACTTTAGGCCAGGAACCTCGTTTTATATAGTTGAATAGAATATCTGCAGGGCTTTGTTTGGAATTGTAGAATAATTGTAAAAAGTAAAACGTGGGGGAAGAATAATGGAACAGCAATTGAAAGATTTAAGGGAATTAAAATATTATGAAGTCAATAGAAATAATCCGATTATAATGAAACTGGAAGTTAGTGAAAATCTAAAATTATTTCATTATACCGATAAAAATGGAATAGAGGGAATATTAAATAGCAAAAATTTTTGGGTAACTCATAGTAATTATCTTGATGATGTTACTGAAATTAAATATATGTCATTTGTATTAGTGGGAGTAATTAAATATTTAATAGACCAAAGAGAAGATTATGACATGGGAATTGACGGACAATTTTATGTTTATGAAGCTATTATAAAAACACTTAAAGCGTTATGTAAAATATTCGAATCAGGAGCTCCGATTAGTGGGGGGAGTCTTTTTTTGTTGTCGTTATCTGAAGACGCAGATAATGATTACTTAAAAGAGCATTATTGTAAGCATGATGGGGGTATATTAGGATTCAAAAATGATATAAGAAATATGTTTCAAATTATTGGATCTAACGATTTAATTACATTTTGTGCCAAGGTTAAATATGATTTGGGTTTGCAAATGACTCTATTATTAGAAGATATTAATGAATTTTATGCAGAACTGTTAACGAATTTAATTCACCAAGAAGAGAGCGTTGATTATTTGGAATTAATAGAGGAGATTAAATCGGTTATTTTTAATAAAATAATTCACTATTCATTGTTTTTTAAGCATCATAAGTATTGTGGCGAAAAAGAATATAGAGTGGTTTTTTTGGTAGGAGAAGATGATAGAAAAAGTGTAAAAATTAGAATGAGGTATGGGAAGAATGTTCCTTATATTGAGGTAAAGTTTAATGAGGAAAGTTTAATATATACAAAGTATATTTAAATTATTATTCAAAGCCGAATGCCCCTGTATCGCAATTGAACCATTGAAAGTATCTGTAATTAAAAGATAGGTGAAAATAGTGATAAATTTTCTGCAAGGGGTAATTTGCTTCTTTTTTTTGGGGGTGTATGTTAGGGTGTAATGAAGCTTTATTGAGGTAAGATTTAGAAAAGAGTTATGTGTTACTGGACTTTGACAGTTAAGAGTATCTGAAGCACGGCTCAATCTCAGTAACAGGGATTGTTGCGGCACGCACTTTTTGCACCAGTCTGCACCAGCCGGGTGCACCAACTGGTGCAGAATAAGTCAGGGCAAGAAAAAAGCCTGTGGATTTGCTCCACAGGCCTATGATAAATGTACTAGTGCAATGCTCCGCGCTATTTGGCTTTTGTTGCCTTTACCGATATTTCTGTACCATCCCTGAATGTAAAGCTCAAGGTTTTGTCCAGATGTACTGTTACCAGTTCGACGGTGGTGTGCCAAAGATTCTCGTCAAATTCAGTTACAAGATTATTCATCTGTCGCAGTTCATCAAGAAAGCGATGGATTTTTTCTTTACGGGCGCTCTGTTCCAGTATTTCATCTTTAATCTGATTCAACTGGGTTCCCGATTCCTTGAACTCCTCAGCCATCTTGCAGTAACGGCGATTATACTCCTCCTGATCCCGCATTTCGCGCTTATTCTCCTCTACACAGCTGTACATGCGCTTTATTATAGCGTCGTGCTCGCTCTGGAGTTCTTCTAGCCTTTTCTCTAGTACAGAGGTGTCGGCTAAAAGCGGCAGAAGTTCCTCGAAGTGGGTAATATATCGATCCCTGTCGCCTAAGATTTGATTAACCGCCTGAATAAAGGCCGGTTTTAACTCATGTTCGCGTATATGAGGTGTTTCGCAGAACTTACCATCGTTGTATTTTCTATTGCACTGCCAGATCTGATTGCGGTACTTGCTGTTAGAATGCCAGACCTTTGATCCATAATATCCGCCACACTCACTGCAAATAAGCTTGGCAGCAAAGGGACTGTTGCTATTCAGCTGCCGCCTGTTTGGCCGCCTTTTTTTGATTTCGTTCTGTACCAGGTCAAAGGTTTCCGGGTCAATGATGGCAGGGTGTGAGTTCTCGATATAATACTGCTGAAGCTCGCCTTCATTTTTCTTGATTGTTTTGCTGAGAAAGTCCACCGTATATGTCTTCTGCAGCAGTGCGTCGCCTTTGTATTTTTCGTTGCTCAAAATGCTTGCAATAGTACTAACGCTCCACTGTTTTTTGCCGCTGGGGGTTGGAATGCCCTGAGCGGTAAGATACTGCGTAATATTGCGGAAGGTTTTACCTTCCAGAAAAAGACTGTAGATCTGCCGAACAATTTTAGCTTCTTCCTCCACGATTTTTGGGAGGTCGTTTTTGCCTTTCTCGTAGCCTAAGAAGTGTTTGTAGGGGAGTGAGATTTTGCCATCTTCCATGCTTTTCTTTTTGCCCCAGGTGACATTTTCGCTGATGGAGCGGCTTTCCTCCTGGGCGAGCGAGCTCATAATGGTAATGAGTACTTCGCCCTTGGCGTCCAGCGTATAGATGTTCTCCTTTTCAAAGTAAATCTCGACACCTTTTTCCTTCAACTTGCGGACAGTAACAAGGCTATCCACGGTATTACGGGCAAAGCGGCTTATGGATTTAGTAAGAATTAGGTCAATTTTCCCATCCAGCGCATCGGCGATCATACGGTTAAAGCCGTCGCGCTTTTTCATATTAGTACCGCTGATGCCTTCATCGGTGTAGACAATGACAAATTCCCACTCAGGGTTGCTATTAATATGTCGTGTGTAAAAATCCACCTGTGCTTCATAGCTGGAAAGCTGTTCGTCCGAATCGGTGGATACGCGGGCATAGGCTGCAACGCGCCTTTTTCGGTATTCAGAGCCGAATGATATAAAGGGAAGATTGACACGCGATTGGATGACGTTTATTTTTCTGCTTGTATCCTGCATGGTGTTACTTATGCCTCCTTTCGTCAATTGATAACTTGCGCTCTCGTGCAGCTTGGCGCATGGCTTCATCCCAGCTTTCGCGACGGGACGGGTTTTCCCACATCACTTCAACACTCCGGCCATCCATAAAGATATACTCAATTCGGTTGTGTTCGGGTATCCGTATTTTTGAAATGCTCTTTTTCAGCAGATCCATGTCCAGCTCGGTTGTTCCAAGGACTTCTGCCGTTTTCTCAAGTAAAATGCTTTCGGGAATCTGCTGCGACGGGCAACTATTTTTGCCACGGAAGTTAAAGGTTGCGCATATCCAAATTGGTTTCATATATTTACTTCCGGCGTTTGCCTGTTTTCGGAGGTAATGCTTGCCGCACTGACCACAACAGATTAAGCTGGTAAATAGATACTGCTTTTTCGGCTGGGGTTTATAACAAAATTTTACCGCCCGACGCTCAATCTCGAACTGCACTTTAGCAAAAGTTACTTTGTCGATGATCGCTTCGTGACTATCTATTACTTGATACATTGGTAATTCGCCACGGTTAATCTGTTTTTTCTTGCTGAGATGATCCATGTTGAAAGTTTTTTGCAGCAGCAAGTCGCCAGAATATTTTTCATTTCTTAGCATTTTATGAATTGTGCTTTTGCACCATTCTGCGCCGCTTTTTGTGTATATACCAGCGTCATTCAGCTTTTTCACGATGGCGTTAGGCCCCATGCCGGAAAGGTAGTCGTCGAATATATCTTTCACTATTTCAGTTTCCTCCGGGATAATGTATAGCTTGCCGTCAAAGAGCCGGTAGCCGAGCATATTGCCGGTGTTTGGACGCCCCTCTGCAAACATTTTGCGAATTCGCCACTTCTGGTTTTCGCTGACCGAACGGCTCTCTTCCTGCGCATAGGAAGCCAGTATTGTGAGCATGAACTCTCCGTCAGTACTGAGCGAATGGATGTTTTCTTTTTCAAAGTAGACGTCAATCCCTATCAACTTCAATTCCCGGACAGTTTGAAGAAGCGTCACTGTATTGCGGGCGAGACGGGTTATGGACTTGGTGATGACAATGTCGATTTTTTTGCTACGGCAATCTTCAAGCAGCCGCTGAAATTCAGGGCGTGTATCTTTTGTGCCGGTGATGGCCTCATCAGCATAGATGCCGGAAAATTCCCAATCGCCGCGTTTTCCAATATAACTGTTGTAATAACTGATCTGCGCGGACAGGGAGTGTAGCATGGCGTCTTTGCCGGAAGATACGCGGGCATAGGCTGCCACGCGCTTGCGCTGTACCGACTGCAGTACTGTCCGTTTAATTGTCGTTATTTTTCGCATAGTAAGTTATCTCGCATGTTATTACCTCCATATATTTTTTAGTCATAACATCTATCACTCTTTCAACTAGATAAAGCAAGGGGATTCTGTCTCAGAACCCCCTTTTTCCACGGTCTACAGTTTCTTTATGTGGTCGACGCCGTGGGCGATGCCAAGACCGGAACCGCAGTCCCAGTCTACGAAAACCGTACCGATGGAATCTACGCAGCGAACAGTTCCCCGTTCACCGGGTTTTAGATTCGTGTATGGATCGTCTATGGAGACGAGCTCCACGCGGCAACCGGGGGGATACGCTGCGCGTATCCGCTCCACGGTTGCTTTGGTCGGGAAGTTGTTGATGTTTTTCATAACGAACTGCTTCCTCATTCTTCATTTTGGGTTTGTGTGTTAGATAGATTTTCTGCCGACACTTTCGCTTCACCGTTTTCAGCAATAACAGTCTTATTTGGACGCTGTCCATTTTTGAAGCTGCCATTACCAGTGAGATTTTTCAGCAGGATAGTACGCGCCGTTTTGCATTCCGGACCGACGAAACCCAAGCGGATCAAGAACAGCCGCATGGTGAACTTGTCGTTTCCCAATTCTTTTTCTTTGGCCGTGATGCGTTTTTGAATTTTCGCCATCTGGCAGAGGGAGACGACAAAGCGGGCGTAAGCGTCGGATTCGCCAACAACACCATTCAAGGTGAACCACGGAAAATTCAGTGTGTCACCGATGATGTCGACAGGCAGGCTGTCTGCACCAAGCGCCTTTTTGATAAGGGTTTCCTTGCTGGCAATGATTTTCTTAAGGTTTTCAATAGCTTCCTCAGTAAAATCTGCCTTTGGCATTTGAATGCTCAGCTTGTTGGCATTGACCGAATCCTCTCTTTCGACAGCTTCCGGTATATATCCGCGCTCTTTAAGCGCATCAAGCAACCTTTTGACCTCCTCAAGGTTATTATCGCCTGGGCAGGATAAGGTTCCGTTCTTATCGATGAGATAATTATTCACCGTATAGGCAAAGGTGGGCACACCATTATAGATGATCTCCCGTCCCAATATTTCGCTGATGGCTCCGACAAGCGCCTTGCGCTTGGAACCGGTTACGTTATACTTTACATCCACTGTAATCGCTCCTTTCTCATTAGCTGGTTTAGTCGATCGTGCCGGTTAAGATGAAATGGGCGTATTCGGCTCTGTGTTCAGCCAGAAATATAACCAACTCATGAAAGCCTTTTCTAAGTGCGATTTGCATGACCTTGTTCACATCAAACATGTTAGTTTCGCCGGTATCTCGGACAGCTAATATCTGCTCTTTTACTACTGCATTCATATAGTTTTCCTCCTTTTGTTACACACCATCTATCACTCAAGTGCCTCAAGAAAGCAAGTCTGCTTTGGCGGTTATTTACCAGAGGCATCATGGAGTGCTAAATTTGTGTTTCGATCAGAGTGTTTATATATTTTCACTCTTCTCAGCTGCTGTTAAGGAATCGATGGCGGCTTTACGCAGAATGCCAATATCGAAGCCCGCGCTTACATAACCATCACGGATGGTGTTGAAGTAGCAGTGGCCAGGCAGGCCATAAGGTCGGATCTCATTCATGATGTAAATCATGGCCGCCACGGTTTTTCCGTTCAGCCTAATCCGCAATGTCTCCTTGCGATACAAATGCGGCCAGCCCTCGTAACGGTCAAGCGCAGCTTCGTCCTGTGGCTGAAGCTGCCATACCAATATGGGCACGCAGCTGCCACGAAAACGTTCCACGGTTGCCACAGCGCCTGTGCGTCCGCCTCGAAAGAGCAACCGCCAATCCTTCATAACTGAGGTGCCGACAGTTTGCGCCGTGGGGCAGCGCTGGGACATTTGTTCCAAATTGAGGTTGGACCCATAGGCTATATACAGCCTTCTTTTAGTTTTACTCATTTTTATAAGCCTCCCTTCAAGTGTTCTCCGAGCCCGAGCGGCTTGCTGTCCGGTACCGCCATGCCGCATTGCCGTCAAGGTGCTGATACAGATGCTCACGGCAGTTTTTAAACTCGTCACCGATAAAGCCGATCCGGTTAAGGTAAACACGCATGGCGAATTTCTCGTTTTCCGTCTGGGCTTTCCGGCTGCTGGCACTCTTTTGTGTCAGTGCCTGATGATTGAGAGCCAGAGCCAGCACGATATAGGACCGGATTTTTCCGGCGTGCAGCTCCGAATTGAAGCCGCGAAGCTCAACGGTGTGATTGTCGGTAAAAAAGCTGTGGAGATTGAGAAAGTGGTAACGGCTGTCGTGATAATGGCGGGAACGGCTTTCGCTGTAGCCTTCATACCAGATGGACTCAATCTGCGAAAAGCTGCTGGGCTTAACCCGGTTCATCTTTTCGACTAAGTATGCGTCTATCTTTTTGCAGTAGCGTATACGTTCCGGTTCAATTTGTAATGCCTTATAGAACAGGTCGTTTTTACTGGCGATGATGTTCACAAAGTTGCGGATGCTCCTCGGCGTATGATTAGAGCCGTCGAGGTGGACATGTATTCCGCAGGACTTGTTAGTAAAACCGCCCACTTTGCGAAGCCGCCGTACCAGTTCCTGTACCGCTTCGATATCCTCGTAATAGGTCAGAATGGGGCTAACCAGCTCTACGCTGTAGTCGTTCCCGGCAGATACAATTTGCCGGTTTTCTTTGCGCTGGCAGGTAATACTGCCGTCGCTCATGAATTTCCAGATCCGCCCCTCAGGCGTAGTAATATGGTGTGTGCCATAATAATCGCCGGTTGCGCTGATGCTGCCACCAAGATACTCGGACGCAATCTCTGCCGCGCGGTTTCTGGTGATACCTGTAAACTCAATCTCAATACCAAATCTGCTTGAAAACAACTTGAGTCGCCTCCTTCGAAGTGGCGCGCGAAACGCACAGCATCGGCTCCGAAGGAAGTTGCCGCGATGCTCGATAATTTGTGCGCATCGCGGCCCTATGTGTTTTGCTGAATTGAAACGAATTTACTTAAACTGTTTTGAACCTCCTTTCCTTTTTTAATGTGTTTGTCCCGTGGGGCAGCCTTTTTTGAGTGCCTTTTGGAGCAAATCACTTGTCGCGGGGTGAATTGCCGGGGGCAGTTTCCTGCAGCGAGCTGATAACCGGGCAGTGTTTTTTAATGAGCACTGCTTTGAGTCGGCGAAACTCATTTGGGGTTATCAGGCGGCGACGGAGCATCGATGTGGCAATGGACACTGCCGCGCCATAATCTAACTCACGCTGAAATTGCTGCTTATTCATGGCAATTCCTCCCCGTAGCGGCTGTGGATGTAGCATTCACGTCCGCAGTATTTGCGTTTTTTGTTATTACTGTCAAACTCAGTTCCGCAATGGAAGCAGGTTAGGTGATAGGCGCTTTTTACCCCTGTCCATCCGCGGTTTTTGTTCCACCATGCATAGCGGCATTTATCACGGCAGAAAGTTTTCTTTTTTGATCCCGGATGATGCATTAAGGGTGCGCCACAGTTTTTACATAGTTTCCGTTTTTCATCGTCAAGATTACTTTGGACGTCGATGTTTTCGCGGCGGCAGAAAGACTTGATTGTGTTCGCGGAAAGTCTGTGTAAGGCAGCAATAGCACTGTAAGACATGCCTCGCTGGCGCATATCCCGGATAGTTTTCTTTTGCTTATCCGTCATAGGCTGACCTCCTTTTTTTGCGCAGGTGGCCGCGACAGGGGCCGCAGGTGCGCTTTTATTATGCAGATCGGGTAAACCTACGGGCGCTATTTCTTTTAATGCCTTTTGGGGCAATTTCTGCGCCTCTGTTATTATCTGTTTTCTTATCATTAATGGCCTCCTTCAGAGTCGCCCGCGCCCTTTTTAACCAAAGGCTCCAGCTCATCGGGTGTAATAACAACAAAGATGTTTGGCAGCTTTAAAAACTCCGCCTTGATTCGCATTTCTACGCTGCTTTTTCTAGCGGCGTCCGGTACGATCCAGACCACCAGCGGGAACACCCCGTACTGCTCCTGCTCCGAGCCACTTCGATAATACTGATGATAGCGATGGCACTTCTCGATGACCTTGACGGGCGACTCGGTGGCAAGGTCAATCTCAAAGAACCAGCGATCCTCATACTTATCGCACAGGGTAATGGCAAACAGATCTGGTTTTAAGGATATAATCTTTCCAGCACTGTTGTAGGGACGCCAACAATACGGCTCATTCTGTGCTTCTGTTAGATGCATGCCTTTTTTGCGGCATACTTCGGTGAGTCGGACAACGCATTCAGATACCGACAGTGTATGTGTCAAAAAGTAGGCGGAGGGTTCAAAGCTTGCTTTATGTTGGCGAGCTTTATTATCAGTCAAGCGGAGGAGATGCTCACCGGCGGCATCCAAATGCCACACAGAGGAACCTGATCCGGAATATACTCCGCCGATTCGACGGGCAAGGGTGTCGATCAGATGAAGCTCTTTGAGTTTTTTCAAGTTTCGGCTCGTAGCTCTGAGGGCTGAACTGGGGGTTGCCGCATCGATAACATGCAGTCTTTGGATTTGCGAAGTCGTGAGATAGCGGTACGCCTGAATAGATCTCAAGACGTTTTTGTCCCGATCGCTTAAGCTAGGCTCCAGCTCCTCCAGTTTTTTGAGCGATACTCTCTCAGGCATGGCCGCCCCCTTGCAAAAAACTACTGTGGTAGCAGTAGGAGTCGTGCTCCTTAAATCCGAAAAGTTGGCTTGTACCCGAGCGTTCGGGGATTTTCAAATCCAAGTGAAAGGTCTGGCGGTTCGTCATGGTAATTTTCTCCTTCCGATAGAGGCATCGCCCCAATCATTGTGGTTAATGTTCTCTGAATTGATGATTTCAAGATACTCCCGCTCGACTTCTTCAGCGGGAATGCCATACATGGTCATACTTCTGGCTTTCAGTTCCGCAGACATACGGAGGACAGGCGGCGGTGGTAGAGTCTGACCCTGTACCCAGCCGGTATTTTTGCCTGCGGATTGAAACGTGGTGTATACCTGATAGCGTGGCAAATTCATAAAGTCCCGCGCCTCCAGTTCGGGTGCCATTGCCGCCATATCTTTTGCGTCGCCGCTGTTTAATCCGAAGATGATTTTGTTCCGTGCGTTGGCATCGATACCAGCGCGGATATTTGGCGGAAGTTGGGCACGATATTGGTGGGCCATGGTGATACCCAATCCCAGACCGCGTGCTTGGGCAAGTGCGTCAGATAAATCAGTGGGCAAGCTCAGATAATCCTGAAGCTCGTCGATAAATACGCTGACGATGTGCCGCCGCTCAGGCGGAAGGCTAGCGCGGGAGAGGGCGAGCGTCCAGGTCAGGCCCACGATGAGGCTTCCCAGCAGCCGGGCACTCTCCGCCCCGATCATTCCCTTATTGAGCGGTACCAGCACGATGCGACGTTTGTCGAATAAATCCGTCAGCTTAAACTTAGGATTGCTTTGCCCCAGAACGTTGCGCAGTCCAGGACGGAGCAGGAACTGGCGCATTTTGTTCATGACTGGCGCAATTTCCTGCCGACGCTCAGTATCTTTCATGGCTTCAAAGCTATCCCAAAAAGGTTTAAGGGCAATTTTGTCCTTCACTCGGCTGGTAATTTTATGCCGAAAGGCTGCATCGGTGAGGAGGGTGGGCAGCCAAAGTAGGGATGCCCCCTCGGTTTCCACCAATGTAAGCAGAGCCGCACTTAAAATATCCTGACTGCGGATGCCCCAGTTATCTGCAAAAATCTCCTTGAGGACAGCCAAAACAGCGTCCGCAATGAGCGCTGGGTTACGATAGTTATTGAATGCTAAGGGGTTGAACCCAACTGGGCAGGGGTCAGAGGGGTCGATGATTATGACCTCATCGCTGCGTGATTCCGGTAAACTGGCTAAGACGTCATTTACGAGGTCGGCCTTGGGGTCAATCAGGAGCACGCTGCGTCCTGCTTTGATGTCCGCTAAAGCAAGGTGTAACATGGTAGTGGATTTGCCGGTTCCGGTGGGACCGAGCAGGATGGTATGCTCCAGACTGTCACTTGGGGAAATACTGAGCTGTACACGCTCTGCGGTGCCCGTGCTAACGGCGAAGGTACGGGCTTGAATAGAACTTACAGGATTTTTATACCATTCAGGCGGTGGCAACGCTTTGGGATGCAAACCTGCTGTACCAGCCAGTTCCTTATCTCCTGCAGGAAGCAGCAGAAAGTGTGCCAGTTCTCTAACGGACAATCTGAGGGGAAAGTACCACGGCACGTGTGCTTCATTAATGCTCATGGCCTTTTCGGGTTGGGCGCTGATACGGACACCTGCCGACTCCAAGGTTTTGAGCGCACTTAAAATGTTATAAATACGGTTTAAAGCGTTTTTGCCGGAAGAACCTATCCGAATCGCGGCACAAAATCCATGCTGCTGTGCTTTCCCTTTGATGGAGCTGCGGCTCTCCGGTGACGCCTGACTGGCATTGCCGAAGAAAAGCTGAGACCATGTGGTATGCGGGTTGGGCAGTCGTTTTGGCACATCTGATGGCGCAAAGGACGGGCCGAACACGATCTGCAGCACGGTTTCCTCTTTACTATGAGAGGAAACCATGGCAGCCAGTCCCGCCCGGATGACCGACAAGGCTATGTCTGTCTTAAGGGATAGTACAGGGCGGGAGATTTTAAGCTTCTTAACATTGTCAATGGCTTTACGCGTATGTTTCGGCGTGCTATAAAATTGAACGCGTCCGTGGGCGCGGAAGACATCTTGGATCTCATTTGTGTAACGTTGCTCTGCGCCAAGCAGATAGCGCACCTGGCCGTCATATGCTCTTGCTTCCCAAATAATTGGGCCGCGCGGGATAAGAGATGCAAGGTGAGACAAAAGTTCGTAGATGGTTTCCAGTTCAAAGGGACGGTGCCAGATAACCTCCCTCCAACACATTTCTTTGATTTGTCGTTTCATAGTGCCCGCTCCTTTCTTGCTAGTTGTTGTTTTTCCATAATTGCACACTCCGAGCCGCAGGGGAAAAGCACTCAGGGTAAAAGGGCCAGCGAATTCCAGTATGCGGATGATGAGTCCTTTTGGCTGGGATTCCTTGCATTATTCCTTCCTCCTGCGCACTTGAGGTACGGGATAGCCCGGTATCTCAATATCTGATTCGATTTCGTTTCCCCAAGCGTCCCAGCCGGGTTGATGACGACGAGCAAATAATTCAAGATATGGGCCGGGCGAGACGCGCTCGATTATGGAAAATATTTCTTCCGGCTTGTGACTATGATCCTGTAGTGGGGCAAATAGCCAAGTGGGCTGGGCACGGAATAAAACAGGTGCGTTTCCGCGCGTACCGAGCAGGATATGTTCGGTGGCATTTCGCAGGTAATTCCCAAGACCTAATCGGGGCTTAACCCAAGTGCAAACTGAACGGGTTGTGAAGCCCCAGGCCTCCAGAACGTCGAAGCCATGACGAAGGGTTGCGTTTGTGACCCATAACCAGCAGTGAGAATCTGGTTCAGCAAAATCGGATACAGGCATGGCTTTAATCTGGTCGAGTGTCATCAACGGGTAATGCATGGCTGCGCCGCGATGGCCCTTTTGCTGTATATCCCAGGGTGGATCAGCCATAATGGTTTTATATAACTTTTGAGGTCTATTAGTTTTCATAAATATCTTCCTTTCTTTATGGGCATTTGCTTTGTTGATATTAAAGCTCGGGACGTCTCTCTTTGGGAATAGGTAGCGCTCACAGCTTTTTGACCGATGAGAAACCACTTAACAGGGGTAGAGTGGGTGTTAATATGCAATAAAAAACGCTGTTGTAAAGAGTTATGGCCTGTGGTTTTTAGGCGTGTTAGTTACCCCAATCTTTATTATTAGGCGGTAGATTTTACCAGGGATTCCTGAATCGCCATAAATAGATTCTTATTAAGACGACTGTGGTAGCGATGATTGCAATTAACAGGACTAAAACCAACCATATTTTTAGAAAGAGCATTACCGCAATATAGATCAAGAGTGAAGCGAAAAAGAGTGTGAATGCCACCTCTGTGATTTTTCCTTTCATAACGCAACGCCTCCTTTAACATTGAATTGCAGATTTCAATCTTTGGAATCTCCGAACTACACCAAATGGTTGAGATTTATATGTTTTCTGCGAGGATGGACTGCGCTTCGTATGATGAGGCGTCCATGAGTACGACTTTACGGTTTTGGGAAGCTATGGATTCGATCAGAGTTCCGTCATCACGGGTGTCAGGTATATGCCAGGGATCGCTGTATCCCAGGCCGATAGCCTTTATCTGATTTTCGGAAGCACCGAGAGAAATCAGCGTGTTACGCACGGCCTCGGCTCTTTTTGAAGAGAGCTGCATGCAGGATTCTTTATTATTCGCACCGGCGGTTGTTCCGATTATTAGAATGGTGAATCCGGGCGTCGCCTTTAAGTAATCGGCGACCGGTTTCAATATGGAGTCGGCGGCTTTTGGGTCAATATATTCTGAGCTATCGCCGATAAACTGGATGTTTCTGAAGACTACCGCGTCAACGTTGCCGATATTCGTTTGATCGTCACTGAGAAAATCGATAGTCGAAACTTTCGGGTAATCGCTTGCCGGGTTATCTTTATTGCTCGGCAGGGTATCAAGAAAAATTACTTTGCCGCCGGTTTTTTCAATGATTTTCGTCCATATTTTCTTCAAATTTTCCTTTTGGGTGGGTGACAATTCTTTTTGAGGAGCGCCAACATCCCCCAAACCGATCCATGTGACTGTTATGCCAGAAAAGTTAGGGATGGCGTTTCTTGAACTTAAGAGATCGACCGCCGCATTAGGATTGGCATTCAGAAAATCGGATTTTAAAAAATTGAGTTCACCGGTTGTGGATAGTCCGCTGTCCAGGACTAGGATCTGGCGTTCGCTGTTTTCGGGCGCATCAGCGAAGCTGCGAACGGAGGTGTTGAATCCTTTAAGCATATCTAACTGGGGAGAGCTGGCTTTTACCGTCAATAACGAAGCTATGATTTCCTTTGCTTGCTGCGTGCTGATTTGTTTAAGCTTTGACTCGGTAAGGCCGGGAGTACTCGGCGGGCTGATAGTCCAGGCAGCCGAGAGCTTCGGGCTGCCGTCCGCGCATACTATGCTTATATAGCCATAACTGGCGGTGGCAGCGGAGACTTTATTCACGATCTCTGTTCCGGCGAGATTTTGAGCTTTGGTGTTCGCATGATTGCCTGAGATAATAGAAAGCGCCACGGGATTTTTAGTGTTTGGTTCGCTACAGGCGGTAAGGACGACGATAACCATGGCTGTCAATGAAAACATTAGGATAAGGCGTTTTAGTTTTTTCATTTGCTTTTCCTCCCTACTATTTTTCGCTTTTTAGGGGTTGGCACGATTCTGGCAGATTTCGATACCGACGCATTCGTGCGTGGTGCGGATAAGATCGAAGTAGATGTTGGATTTCCTAAGTGTTCGGCAAGGCGCACACGATAATAATCTTGTAGATTTAGTTTCTCTGCCTCGATAGTGTTCATAGCCGCAGCGTATTTGGCGTCATCCTCAGTTATAAGCCTAGTCTGGTATTGTTGGTCGGTGCACTCGGCCATAAAGGCTTTCAACTGAGCCAGGTGTTCAAAGAGTCTAATTCTTTGCTTCTTAAGCCTGTATATTTTTTCTTGTACGGGGTCGGTCATCCACGAAATGAAAAAGCTTACAGTGGCTGTCCCAAGGGGCAATGCTGTCATCAAGAACACCATGGGCAGAGCTGCAGGCGATGCGGTGGTTTTTTGATTACCGCCACTAGACGCGACCGACTGCATAAGACTTGAGGTGTAAAACTCCTGATCACGGGTCGCAAAACGGACAAAAAAGACGGAGGCTAATAGAAGCAGAAAGACAATGAATATTACTATTAGGTAGATGGTGGACGCGTTAATCATTTTGGCTTGTCGCAGACGTATAAGCCTTGCGAGAATAGTGGGTAGGAAATTGAACAAAAGGCAAAGTACGGCGGCAAACAAAAATAACACGACCGGATTCTGCGTTATAACGTCGGACAAAATCATGAAAATATTCGCGAAGTCTCCTGCTGTAAAGACAACCAGAAGCAATATCGAAACGGCTGGCAATTGCCACCAGGTTAGTGGCTTATATTCCTCAGCAAGCAGTTTAAGCCGGGATTTTGGGTAGCGCTCGCTCATGCCGAGAGCTGCGATGCCAGTAGTCTGATTCTTACGGAGCATATGTGATCACTTCCTTTCCGTTATTATCCGAAGACTTATCCGAGCTGTTGCGTATTTTTTTCTGCGTCCATCGCGTTCGTTGTGTTAGTTAACTTGACAAGCTCCTTTTCAACCATATCTAGTTCTTTCTGGTAGTCCTCAATTTTTAGCTGTCCATCGATCAAATCGCCGTTCCTCCGGCTAACAAGACTTAAGATAATTCTCTGGCGCTCAGCTCGCTGGTAATTAATATCTTCCAAGCATGACAAGATGCCACTGGCTATAAAAGCATCAACCGACATATCATTACCGGCATCAACGGCCCCCTTCTCGAATAGCTCATTAATGTGCCGATCAAGTTCCTCGCGAAATGCGAACAGTTTTTCGGGCACCTGATAATCTTTTGGATAAAGGCTATAAGGGGCGCGGGTAAAGTCACTCGCGAGTCCAATGTCGACGGGTTTTTCTTTCGTGTTTTTTAAATACCTAATGAAGTTAGCCATGGTTTTTCTCCTCTTCCATGTTCTTCTCGGCAATGCTCGTGGGGAGAAGACTCCGTCTATACCGATTCATATAGGCGGTCTCCGCGTCGGAATGAATAACAGTCGGAACAGGTGGCAAATTTGCGCTGGGATTAGATTCAAGGCAGCCGTCCCAATAGATACTCAGTCGTCCGAAAGTGTGCTCTTCGATTTGTAGGCAAAAGAGTCGCGCAGCGTTTTCGACTCCTAAAATTTGTTGAACTGCTTCTTGATAGTTGTCTTCGAGATGTTCAATTTCAGATAGTTCTTTACTGCGCCGTTCCTGGACGATCCAAGAGTCCAGTTTTTCTTCTCCCGTGTACCTGACATCGAGATTACCGGAAATGCTCCGGTGATTGTCTTTCATACGGATGATTTTCTGCCTTAGCTTCTCGGCTTGGATTTGCAGTTCCGCTGTGTCCACCTCGACCTGCAGCCACATGCGATTCGTGTGCTCACGAAAGGCTGAAAGCTCGCGCTGCATATAGGGTGATGTCCATTCTCCAGATTCGTCTTGTCTTGGAAGCCCCAACTCGCCGTCGTGTAGGCCTTTTCTGTGGATAATTTTGGCTTCTATAAAGCCAATTTGCTTTGCTTTTTTTTGATTTTTGGAGTGGAAGATTTTCATGGCGATATTCCTTTCCGGCCTCTAGGCCAATTTGATTTGATGTGTTTTCTGTCGGTGACCAAATGGCGGTGATATACGTCTTTCCGCAACATTGGCCGCCCACTTATTTCTCTTTCATGCTATCAAAATAGCTTTGATGGTTCGGAATTTTAACATGCAAAACGGGCAACCGGTTCATGCCGCCAGCCCGTTTTGAGGGCATCAGTGCAAGCTTTCCTATGTGCGGGGAGGCTACCGCAGTGTGAAAAAAGAGTGTCTCGAAGGCAAGATTATGATAAAATGGAAAAAATAAAGTAAATCATCCGAACACGAATGGAGCACGATATCCTGAGAGAACTACGGAGGTGATTGGCAATGTTATCGAAAACGCAAATGGCACTGGCTGCGATATTGGACGAAGAATATTGCACACCCGAGGAATCCCTTGAGTATCTCCAATCCGGGGAACACTTTATGACCTTTTCCGAGGAATTAACCCGACGGTTCGGCAAACCGGGAAACGAAAACTCTTCGGAGGAGACATATAAAGCGATCGTCAAAATTCTGCATGAAAAGAATCTTGCGCCGTCTCGGGATACATATATCCGAAAGTGGTTTTCTGGCGATTCGGTTCCTGATCGAGAATACGCTGTCAAGCTTTGCTTTGCACTGGGATTGAATGAATCAGAATCAGTCGAGTTCCTCAGAAAAGCATGCAAATATAACGGTTTCAATTTTCGTGATGCGAAGGAAATTGTATATTACTACTGCCTGAAGTATAAAAAGACCTATGAACATGCTCTTGGTAAAATCGCAAGATACGACTCAGCCCCCTGCAATGAAGAAAATACACCTTCCGCTGAAAAGAGTACCCGTGTTATTCGAAGCGTCTTTACCTCCATGCTAGAGGAGGACGAAGAGGCGTTCGTTGGGTTATTGTGTGACAACAAGGCGAATTTTTTCGGTTACAGCCTGACTGCCTATAAAAAATACCTGGAACTGAAGAGGCGGCTGATCGTCAAAATAGTCCTTTCCCACTTAAAATCCGCATATTTGTATGATTTTCAGGACGAAGTGTATATAACGCTCGTCCATTTGCTTGCTGGCCTTGCAAAGGGCGATGCCGATTTCATCAGTGATTTACGCGGATTTAAGGCCACTGGCCCGACACAGGACATAAAATTACTGTGGAACAGACTCACAGAAAAAATAGAATTGAAATGCGAGCAGCAGCCTCTGAAATGGGTACATGAAAAAAACGTGAACGGCCGAGCCTCCAAGACGGCCGAAGAAACGTTGACACCGGATCAATTCCTTCAGAAACTGGTTCCCAACGACATGCTGCTGCAGCTGATCTACCTCGACATCCCCTTTGTAAAAAAAGCGGCGGTGAATAAGAAATCCCAAAAGGAAACCGTCTACAACGATTTTTTGGCACTACAGGATGAAACGTTGAAAAAGGCACTAGAGGGAACTACCTATGCACAATACTTCTCTGAAATGGACAATAACCCCAAGAAGATCAAGCGAGCCGCACTGGTACTACTGTTCTTTGCGGACTACTTTTTTGATTTCGACCCGAACATTGATCCGTCCGACGACACCTATGCGGATTTTTATGTCAGACTCGACAAAATGCTTAATGAATGCGGAATGGCGCGTATTTATCCGGCCAATCAGCTGGATTGGCTCATCTTGAAAAGCGCTAATGCCATCGAGAATAAGGATGATCCCATGCTGTTCTTTAATGAAGTACTGAAAGCGTCCTACCCCGCCGATTTCGGGGAATGAGCCAGCCGGAGGTTCTTTTTGGGGAAAGAATTTGCCTTACGTCTTCTGCCAACCCAGCATAAATGCAAAAAAGGCCCCGTCAATTCCGGACGGGCCTCCTTTGTGTTTTTAGTTTCGGAACTCGGAATAGGTTTGTTTAGCTATTTATTTTAAAGTCAGAAGGGATGAGGTATGGTGGCAGAAGAAAAGAGGATTCCTCTTGCGGAAGGCGAACAACTGGAATTCATTGTAGACGGGCAGGCTATCACATACACCATCAGACGCGTGATCGGGTACGGCGGCAGCTGCATCGTCTATAGGGCCGAGAGGCCGGAGGCCGCCTTCTGCGGCGGGAGTCGGCAGCTTTGCCGTGTAGCCATTATCAAGGAATTCTATCCCTGTTCTCTAACCCGAAAAATCCGTCGTGACGGCGTACACTTGTTTGTTGACGGCATGGATGCCCAGAAAAGCTTCGAAAGCCTCAGAAGCCATTTTCTGAACGGATATCTCAACCATGTTGCCTTCTATGAAAACGACACGAACCACATGCTGCCCCGCCCGACATGCAGCGAGGCCAACAACACCGTTTATACCGTTTTGGAGCCAACCAACGGCGATTCGCTCGACAATATCCGGGACGATGTCTCAGGTGTTTTTGAAATTGCTCAGATCATACTGTCCTTGTGCAACGCTGTCAGGCCGTTCCACGAGCATAAGGACGGCATCTATCTGTATCTCGACATAAAACCTGAAAACATCTTTTTATTCAAAAAAGACGCAGGCGAAACACGCCGTGTCGCTTTATTCGACTTCGATACGGTTATGCTGCTGGATGACATTCTTGAAAAGAAAATCCCTTATAGAGTGAATTCCGAGGGCTGGGCTCCGCCGGAACAGGAGCAATGGCTTACGAGATCTTTCAGCAAGACTACCGACATCTATGCGATGGGGGCGGTGCTGTTCTGGCTTATTACTGGTAAGATACTGAACGAGGCCGATCTATATGCCATTCAGCGAAATAAGCTCCATTTGATGGACAGTTCCATCCATACTTCGATATTGACCGGCGAGAGTGGAGCACTCGTCAAAAAAATATTTTCCAAAACCCTACGGGCTGCCACATCGAGCCGCTACCAAGATATTCGGGAGCTGCAGAATGATCTGCAAACCCTGCTGGAGATTACCCAGCCCGCCGGCCCTACCATTACCGGCAAACTCGACGAGACAAACCGACTAATGAGGGAAAACCTGGAGGCTTTGCAAAATTCCAACGGGCTGCAGATGTGCCTCATATACAGCGTGCCGTCCGCACTGGAAACCTTTACAGACCGGGAGGATAAGATTAGGGAAATCGGCGATCGGCTGCAAAAATCCGGTTGGGCGATGGTCTCCGGTATGGGCGGGATCGGAAAAACGGAGCTTGTGAAGGAATACATCCACAGAAACAAGGAAAAGTATAACACCGTATGCTTTTTAAGCTACGACGGCTCACTTCTTTCAACAATCGGCCTTTCCTTGCCTGTCCTCAATTATGAGGCTGAGGATGAAAACTTGGAATTTCATTATAACGCAAAGATGAAACTCCTGAAAACTTACAACGAAGATACTTTGATCGTTATCGATAACTTCAACCGCACAAAAGATGATTCGGGGAAGTATGTGAGTGCTGTTTTTGATAAGAAATTCGGCGACGTGCGGTCGGGCAAGTATCACATCATCTTTACTTCGCGGGTCATCCATGACGGCTGTCTCGAATTGGGCGAGCTTGAAGGCGTATATCAGAATGAGCTTTTCTTTAAGTATTACACAAAAGAAATGTCCGAAGACGATCAGCGGGCGATCGCCGGGATACTCGATATCATCAGCGGCCACACCCTCACGCTCGTGCTCATCGCCAAGACGCTGTTCACCGGCAGGAGGGTGTCTCCAAAAACACTGCTGGATAAGCTCACGGCGAATCTAAAAACGGACATCCCCGCGTATGTCACCCTTGAAAAGGATGGCGAAATCCACTCCGCCCTGATGTATGCACACATTGAATCGATCTTTGACATCTCCCAGCTATCCGAAAGAGAAAAATATATCCTCATGAATATGTCATTGACTCCGCATGACGGCATCAAGGCTGAGACCTTTGGCGACTGGATTCGTCTTGACGATTTTAATGACTTTGATGCGCTGGTGGGCACCGGCTGGATCATCCTCGACCGAAAAACCGACGTCGCTTCATTGCACCCGGTCGTTTCGGATGTCCTTGCAAACGCTTTGAAACCGAACAGTGTGAGTTGCGAACAATATCTGACGTCGCTAAACGGATATTTGTCACCACTGGATGAAGGCAATGACTGGATTACACTCAATCAGGCCATCAGACTGTGCACAAGTGTCCTGAAAAGGATTCCCGACAAGGTATTGCTGACCGGTAGAATCCTATATAACTTTGGAAGAATCTACAGACTGCTTGCGATGTTTTATGAATCGCAGGAATGCCTGCTGGAAGCGCTCTCTATTTACGAAAAGGAAAATCCGGAAAACCTCAGCGATCAAAACGAACTAGCCAGACTGCACAGGCACATCGGTCTTAGTTATTCGGAATTGGCCGACAACAAAAAAGCGATGGAGTGTTACCTAAAAGCGCTAAATCTCTTTGAAAAAGCGGAGAATCCCGATTATCGCAATCTCGCCCGCACCTTGAATTTACTAGGCTCTTCCAGTAGAAAGTTAGCCTCCTATCCAGATGCGCTTAAATATCACCTAGCTGCGCTTAAGGTGCAGCAGGAACATTTTCCGGAGAAACTCTCCGACCTTGCTCTAACATATAATTACTTAGGGATGTATTATAACGCGCTTGGTGAATATGACAATTCTTTGCCCAATTTTTTAAAGTCGCTTGAGTTCAGACAACTGTCACTGCCTCCTAACCACAGATCTATCGCCCAGTCTTTGCATAACATCGCATGGATATACTCAACTAAAGGATATTTTGACAATGCGCTGGATTATTATTTTAGATCTTTGAAAATCAAAAAGGAAGTCCTGCCGGCAAACCATTCATCAATGTCAATCGCCTATTACAACATCGGCAGCGTCTATCAGTCGAAAAACGAGCTTGACGTCACCTTGGAATATTATCAAAAGGCACTGCAGATAAGGGTGAATCTGAACATGGAAAACAAGCCGAGAACCGCCGCCATCTACAGGGGGCTGTGCAGCGTCTGCCGGAAGAAAAAGCAATTTGATGACGCCTTGGTTTGGATAGATAAGGCAATTGAAATTTACAGGCAAAATGGTAGGGCGGGATTGCCTTCATCCACTGCTTCCTATGATAACAAGGGATACGTTTACAGAGATAAAGGTGATTTTGACGAGGCGATGGTTTATTTCAATATGGCGTTTGATATCCGCCGGAAGAAATTTGACGATTCTCATCCGCATATTGCCACTTCATATTGCAACTTTGCTGACGTATACCTTGGAAAGGGACAGTATGACGCGGCTATAGAGTTTTACCAAAAGGCGTTGAACATCCGCCTTTTGAAATTCCCTGAAAACCACCCCAAAAATCTGTCAATATACAAAAATCTTGCCTCAGCATATCGGAGCATTGACGATAATGACATGGCAAACGTGTATCTTGAAAAAGCTAACATTTCCGAGACTATGCTAGCCGATTCGAATTCAGAAGAGTAAAGTGCCCTTACAGATCGAATAGAAACCGAAGATGCAAAAGCTTTCCCAAACCGCTCAAACGTGGGCAAACGCACAAGATAAGCTTTATAGAGTTGTCGCCGGAACAAGGTAAGAATGGTAAAAAAGCTATCGCAATAGAAATAACACGTTCGTTTGCAATTCCAACTTTTACATACAACCAAGAAATTGTATTTATCGGACAGAAGCCTAGAGTTATCTGGTCATATAATATGCTTTCGTTGTTGGAGCGCCCAGGCAGACAGGAAGAACAAAAACCACTCGCGTTCAAGGATGGTGGAAGTACAATACAAATATCATTTACGCATTTACACGGTGGGATGTTTTCAGGAGTGGCTTGGGAGTGGTGATATCTAAAAGTTAATATTTGTCTGGCAGTTGAAAGTAATAACCTTGTAAAATTTATCCCGCTCATGATACAATCCATAATATGGATTATATAATATTTAGAAAGCGTACTCTTTATCTATGACTAAGTATATTTCAACACAAATATCCGATAAAGCACTAAGAAGATTAGATAATATTTTTCCGAACCGGCACCGGCAGTCGGGCCATCAAGTAACTTCTTCCCCCGCCTTTACCATCGTCGAACTCCTCGTAGTCATAGTAGTAATAGCCATCCTAGCAACCATAACGATAGTATCCTACCTAGGCATAACCTCTCGTGCTACTGCCTCCGTACTACAATCTGATCTAACCACTGCATCTACACAACTAAAAATGTATAACCAGCTATATGGCTCTTATCCAATTACTATGAATGGTAGTAACTGCCCTACACTTCCCAATGTAGATAATACCTATTGTCTCAAATCAAGTAGCAGTAATACATTAATTTATACTACCAATGGTGGTACAACTTTTGCATTAACTGACACCAACACCAACGGCACAGCCTATGGTATTAACGATAATTCTTCCCCAGTAGCTCTAGCTCAACCGACCAATTGTCCAACTAACTTTATACCAGTACCTGGATCCGCTACATACGGTCAAGCTGGTTTCTGTACTATGAAGTATGCTGCCAGTCAAGTAGGAACAACCAACGTCCCAATATCCGTACCAAGCGTTCTGCCTTGGGTTAGCATCTCCCAAACCACTGCCATAGCCAATAGCCCCAACGTAGCTGGCTGCACAGGTTGTCACTTAATTACCGAGGCTGAATGGATGACGATTGCCCAAAACGTCTTATCTGTAGGCAGTAACTGGTATGGTGGCACTGTTGGCACAAATTATATCTATTCAGGACACAACGACAATACTCCAACTGGCGCTCTTGCCCCTGATTCAAACGATGCCAACGGCTATGCTGGTGAAACTAATACTGGTGGGAACCAAAGACGAACCCTAAAACTAACAAACAACGAGACCATTTGGGACTTTGCTGGTAACGTCTGGCAATGGACATCTGGGACTGTCGCTGGTGGTCAACCTGGTGTCTCAGGTGCTGGTTGGGGCTGGCGTGAATGGACATCAATAACGGCAAATGGCACTCTACCGATCAACCCATCTCCTACCGGTACTGGTTTATCCGGAGCTAGTGCTTCTAGTACTTGGAATAGTGGTAAAGGTATAGGACAGATTTATAGTAATAATGACACGACGGGCTTGTATGGCTTCCTCCGCGGCGGGCTTTGGAGCAGTGGCGGCGGCGGCGGCGTTCTGGCGTTGAATTTGCCCTATGGCCCCAGCAACACGAGCAGCGCCGTCGGATTCCGTGTCTCCCGGTGATACAGACCTTAGCTCTTAACTCTTGGACTCTTGACTCTTATGGTCTTTAGTCTTGAGATTTAGGGCGGCTTGTCCGCCCTGCGATTTACTCGACTTACGCAAAATCCCTACACCCTCTGACGCACTATCACCGTCCATAAACCATTTTTCTGTTGTTGATGATCCTACGGGATCATCTCCACCAGAGAAAATGTATTCTGAACTGGTACTAGTATCGCCAGAAGAGTGCGAGGTTTTGCGTAAGTCGAGTTAATAAAAAAGGAGATATTACGAAAAAAGAATTTATCATCTATACCAAAATGCTCGAAGTGGTTTTGTGGTTGTTTGAAAAAGTAAACACTTTTCCCAAAAAGCAGCGTTTTGTGTTGGGGCAGCAAATTGAAAATAGTGCATTGTTAAGTTTGCGATATATTATCCAAGCAAATAACGCTAATGTCAAGCTGGGGGGGGGGGGTACACTTAAAAGTCTAGATCAACTGAATGTTGAATTGGAGGTATTACGCAGTTTGCTGAGGGTTGCGTATGAGTTGCATTTCCTCAAATCCGAATCTCTAGGCTATGCCATATCTCAAATTGATGAAGTTGGTAAAATGCGTGGCGGTTGGGCCAAGCGTTATAAATCACCAAATAATTCAAAGAGCGACATTTGAATTGGCCGTCTGTTTGCCAGGCAATCTTTTTGTAATATTTCCATTCTTTCGATCAGGTGTTTACTGCTGGCGTGTGATGCGTGGGCTTTCCATGATGCGAATGATTTGTCTACGACGTCGATATCAATTTTCCATGACGACAAAGCCTGTAACTGTTTGCGATAACGTTTTTGAAAACGTCGAACGCTGCTACCACGTAAACGCAGGTAATATGGGTATATAACATAACCAACGAATGAAACACCTTGTTTGGCAGGGTACAGTCTGATCTTGTGCGGGTTAATGGTTAGATATAGATTATCGTAAAGAAAATTTTGCATACTCTGTTTCCACTCGTGCAACTGAGTTTTGTCGTGATGAAAAAAGAGTATGTCATCCATATACCGAACGTAATGACGAATTTTAAGGGTTTGTTTGGCGTACATATCAGCTTCGTGCAGATAAATATTGGCGAATAACTGAGATGTCAGATTACCAATCGGGATGCCTCGACGACCCTTGGTGAAATAATGTGAATCCGGGGCGAATAATGAATCATGTTCGGTACCGCTGTCGGTTGATTCGATTATTTTACATAACAGTTCCATTAATGGTTTATCGTCGATTTTTCCTTGGAGCAACTCTATTAGGCGATTATGGTTAACAGATGCATAATATTTGGATACGTCGATTTGACAAACGTATAGATCTGATCCTCCGTGGCGAAGGAATTGTTGCACCCTGGCGGTCGCATGATGTATACCACGACCCTGTCGACAAGCGTATGAATCGCTAATGAAAAATCGCTCGTAAAATGGATTTAAAAAATAATGCAAGGCATGATGGACTATGCGATCTCGATAGGCTGGGGCTTCGATGCATCGAACCTTTGGCTCGACTATGATCTTTTTACGATAACCGCCTGGGTTATATTCATGATCACGTAATTCGGCTTGTAATTTAATTAAGTGGCTGATGAGGTTATAATCAAAGCCAGTCGCATAGTAATTATAACGTTTGCCTTTTAACGCTCGTCTATGTGCTATTAACAGCGTGTCCAGTGAGGTAACTGAACTGAATATATCTTTTAGTTTAATCACTGCCTATAGTATAATACTTATGGTTATGTGATTATAGACGGGCTTGTATGGCTTCATCCGCGGCGGGAATTGGAACAATGGCGGCAACGACGGCGTTCTGACGTTGAATTTGAACAATGGCCCCAGCAACACGAACAGCAACATCGGATTCCGTGTCTCCCGGGATAATGAAAAGTGGCCCGATATCTATTAATTTAATTATTGATAGATCTGTGCCGATTAGTATCCGATCACTTATAACCAGTCTTTACTATCTTTGGATAGTGAGACGAATACGACTCAGGCTGTACGGTTAAGTCGCGTACGGCCTTTTTAGATTGTGATACTAAGCTTAAACAAATATCTAAATAGAGTGATTAGTGATCAGCCTCTCCAACTTATCTGGTGTGATAACTAGAAAGATGTCTTTCTGTCTCGCCTGGAACTCGTCAGCAATGTGACACAGGGCAATCGTTTGAAACCCCGACGTTGACTTACAGGCAGAAAGTCGTCTTCAAAGGGGAGAAGCCGACTATAATTTGGGCGTATGACAAGCTTTCACGGATTGAGCGTCCGGGTGAGCCGGTGGATGAAAATCGCTTGGAGATAAGTGAAGATGGTAGTATCCAGAAAGAGTTTATTCAACTCTATGGTGGACTTCATTCAGGTATTGCTTGGCGTTGGAAGTAGAAATTAAATATACTAATTGAAAAAACAGCTACGAAGTGTAAAAGATACATTTCGTAGCTGTTTTTGTTTCTGAAAAGTGTCCTAATTATAAGATAGGTCTTAAATAATATGCAGGCAAGTCGCACGAGAATGAAATGAGCGTGTTATCAACCACGGGAATGGCTCCCTTGCTTGGTTAATAACCCGTCAATATAAGCAGAAACCACCTTGCAGTTGTTTTCACCCAATTGTTCCACTTTATTCAAAAGTTGGGCTTTTTCGGGCGTTTTAGTATCGATCGGTTGTTGCTCAGTTCTAATGTAGCCAAAGGCAAGCATTATATCATCAATTCCATATATATCACAAAGAAGCAAAAGCGTATCGGCATCTGGTTGACTATGTCCGCTTTCCCAACCGTACAGTGTTTTGGGGCTGACCTTTATGTCATGCAGGCTTAGTTTCTCGATGACTTCTTTTGCAGATAACCCGGTTTTTTGTCTGGATTCTTTCAGAACCTTTGCTATTTCTTCCTTTGATTTCATTGGTCATCCCCCTTAACTTCGATATTATTATAATTCGATATTTGAAGACGGTCAATGCAAAATTCTTCATTTTTAAGAAATAAAAGCTGTTGACAGTCTTCAAAGCTAAGATTATACTATAAATGTCTTCAAAATGAAGGTTTGAATTGGGGGTGCACATATGCTAACTTTCACAACCGAAATGGTAGCGAATTACATTAAACAAAAAGGTATCCCAATAAAAGAGCTTTCCAGAAACACCGATATTTCGGAATATACACTTGATAGGTCATTGAATAAATTAGTAAGACCACTTCGTGCTAATGAATTTCTTGCAATATGTGCCATTTTGGAAAAGAATCCGAACGACTTTAAAAGGGATATATTTCCTCAATAGATTACAGGAGATGAGTTGAAAAAGTAAAGAACAAATAGGGGGATGACTTCAATTCCAAAATTTACTTGGCAACGCTGCGAATTATACTCTAAAGATTTTCTGACCACAACTAGGTTAGTGTTAATAGAATAGGCCATAGATAGGCTCCCTTCATATTAGTTGTTGTTTTAATTACTAGTGTAAGGGCCAATCTTTTTAGTTGTTTGCAAAGGTGGTGAGTTATTACGGACTATTGCCTTTTTTTGACAATTAGTGTATAGATGGTGTCAGTAGTAGTTTCATGTAACCATATAAGCATACAAGGAAATATAATCTATGTCAGTAGACCTGCACCATCCCACCCAAGACAATATCTTTAATGGGCCAAATAAAGAATCCACTTTAAAAGGAGGAGAATCTTCATCTATGCCACCTGAAAATAAAAATTGGCTACACAGTAAACAGACAAAGATTATTGCTGCTGTAGCAACGTTATCAATCCTAGCTACCATCGGTGTTGAGAATTTACTCAATGATAAGTCAGATAAAGCTATCTTACCAACTAACAAAGCTGCCGTAACGGATACCCTTAATCCGGGCAATGAAACACAAAAACTGCCTGCAATACCCAATGAAGCAAAGCAATTTGTTAGTGAAGTAGGCGGTAGGTACGCCGATCCCGTTTCAACTTATTATGCTGAGACGGCATATGAGAATGCACACAATAAACAGGGCTTGCCTATTAGCGATGTGTATATAGAGAATTACAAATCTTTAACTTATTCCAAGGGAGAAGAGAGCGACCTTGGATTTACTCGCTATAAACTACCAGCAGCCGAGAAAGATAATCAAGAAACCGTTATAAAAGTATTCAATGAATATGCGGTAAAAAATTTAAATCTTTATATGAATTTGTTGTCTAAAAATCCTTTACCAAACGCTGTAGCCATTATCGACGAACAGTTTCGTAATTATTGCTCAGACACAGATAATAAAGGTTTGCCTATAGAATTTACGGCCGATAATGATGCGATCAATAAATTAATGGCAACCGCAAAATCTGTAGTCTCAAAGTATGGAAGTGCCGCTAATTATAGCGTAGCAAATGGCTCAACCAAAAGTGGAGATAACAGTATTACTGCCTTCCCTGATGTGTTAGGGGCCGTTGAGACTATCAACTTTAATGGTCAAAAATTATCATCACTTCAAGCTGGTGGGGTGAAACTAACAATAAACGTAGACCAATATGACGGTAAAAATGTTTCGCACAAAAGAGAAGTTTTTAATGACATACAGTTGTCGATTATAAAACAGCCAATATCTGAAGCGGCTAATAGTGCGAATAATTTTAATTATATCTCGATCGGGCAAAGATAGTTTTCGTTTTTATTTAGCCTATTAATCTAAACAGGTGATTGTGCTATAATTTCCATATGTCAAATCGGCTAAATGCTAACATCTCAAAGCGAATACCTTTCAAGGTTACGATTAGCTGCCTACTATTCTTAATATTAACACCTATAATAATACCCGCAATACTCACCACCCAAGTTAAAGCAGCGTCCGTCCCTTCATACAAATATTACAATAGCGGTAATGATATAGGTGCAGTTGGTGGTCAGTTTGGTGATAATACCGTAAAATTGAGCTTTACAACAACCGGCTCAAACACCGCCACTGGCCCTACAAAGATAGCTATTACATACACTGGATCTACAAAGGTAACTGTTACATACAATGATTCTTTTTGGAATTGGGTCCCTTTCCTGAATATAGGTAGCCAAACAGTTACGTGTACAGCAGGGGTACAAATTAACGTTAATCCGATCGATCGTACAACTGGTTCCATATCCACTCCTGCGAGTTTGAATAATCCCGAACCTACCTACGGAGCCCAAGGTCAGGCACATATCGATGCATGTAGTGCAAAAACTGCTTCCCATATATCGGATTTTAACCAGAGTAATATATCTATAGGTGGTAGTACTAGCGATACAACACAAATAGGTGATCAGCCAGAAAGTATTAATACAAGTCAGATAGAGGTGGCAGTCTATTCTAATGTATCTTCTGATAAGTTGCCAAGTGGCATGAAAGTTACGCTAACACCACTAAATTTAAGTGGTACGGGAACTAAGGCAATGTCTAGCGATTTAACGTTACTTGGCGACCCTGTTGAAGGACAGACGTTTTTTAAGAACATTGACCCGGGTAAATATACTGTATGTATCACACCATCTTCGATATTCGATTTTGATCAATGCCAAACCATAACTAAAACTCTTGGCACATTATTTGTGGTTACTTTTGGAACACCGAATACGGTTTCTTTTTCATTAGGTAAAACCGTCAAAGTAACTGTTAATATTAAAATACCCAGTGGTGTCCAATCGGGAACCTATGGCCCTATAATAATTAACCTTAAGAATACCGATAGTGGCACGATATTAAACACAACCAATACTGGTACCCAAACCCTAGATCCTGCTCATATACCTGCCAGCGAAGATTTTAATCTAACAACTAGCCCAAATTCAAATTTTAATTCAGTTGAACCATCAGCTAAAGCAAATGATTATAAAGTCTGCCTTGGTGATACGAGCTTATGCTCGACTTTTACAAAAGAAGTAAATACAGAAAGTAACGTTACGATAACCGTGCCCGCCGACCAATCTAGCCAATTCTTTACACTTTTAAATACTACTTCATGCTCAGTCGAAGGAATTGGATGGATTGTCTGTCCAACACTAACATTTCTAGGAAAAATCTCGGACGTTGCATTTAATTTTCTTGCTTCCAGTTTCCTAAGTACTAATACTAGCTTATTAAACACTGATCCTAATAATGGAACCATTGCCACATACAATGCGTGGCAAATAATGCGTAATATCGCCAACGTTGCGTTTGTAATCGCGTTCCTGATTATTATATTTTCTCAAATTACTAGCATAGGCATAACTAACTACGGCATCAAAAAAATGTTTCCTAAGTTAATCATTGCGGCCATCCTGGTTAACTTATCCTTCGTTGTATGCCAAATTGCAGTCGACCTTAGTAATATTTCAGGTTATTCATTTAAAAGTCTTTTCAGTAGCCTTAGCCAGCTTATGCAAACACCTGACGTATTCTCACCTGGTAATGCAACAGGAAATGGCTTTGGTATAGCAGCATTAATTACCGCGGGGTTAGCAGGTGGGGTAACGTTATTATTCGCAATAAGTGTCCCTGTATTATTATCCGTTTTTTTAGCATTACTAATGATCGTATTGATACTAATAGCCCGTACAGCACTAATTGTTCTGTTGGTCATTATATCGCCACTAGCTTTTGTTGCGTATTTATTACCAAATACAGAACAGTATTTTAAAAAATGGGGCAAGATGTTTGCTAATTTGTTATTAGTTTTTCCTATTATCTCTATATTATTTGGGGCTGGTAGCCTAGCAGGTTTTGTTATCAAAGCTAGTGCGGGTGAAGATAAGGTTATGCAATTAGTCGCCATAGGCGTCGCAATAGTTCCGTTGTTTATGGTACCGAGTTTATTAAAGAATTCTATGAGTGCAGCTGGTAGTATAGGAACGAAGTTGGCTGGCCTTAGTACAAAGGCAAATGGAAGAATCGGCAGTAAAGTTAAAGAAACATCAATGCTCGGAGCATACAAAACGGCATGGGATAGAAACCAGCAGATTAAAAGAGCTCAGATCACAGGTGGTGTTTACAGAGGAAGAAACCCACTAACAAGATTGGCAAGTGGGCGTAACGCTTTCTTAAACTCATCTAGAGTTACAGGAACAATGGGTACCCGTACTGCTCAACAAGCAGCACAGTTAGCAAATAAGCTTGATATGGAGAACGTTGAATCTGGTCGGGCACAACTACGACAAGCAAATGTAACAAATGCTGAGCTTAATACAATTTCTAATGGTGGAAATGTCAGAGGTATCAATGGTAGAGATGTGTCAATACAGGCAGCAGCGATGGATACTCAACTTGAAAGAGGACAGTTTGCTGAATTCCAAACAGCATGGGATAATATGATTACAACTTACGGTGATAGACACGATCGTCACGGCGACGAGATGATGCGTACAATAGCAAGTACTGTTGGCGGATCAAAAAATCGTCCTGCATTTATAGGAGCAGGCGACATACAATTCGTTCAAGAAGGTCACCGTGTCAATGGTACTGGTGACTTATTAAACCTAGAAGATATAGCACGACGAGGTGCCATTGCTAATAGATACTCTTCGAACAGACTTGCCACTACCTCAAATGAGGAGATAAGATATGTTCTGAATTCCCTTGGAGGAGCCCCCATTCCTGCTAATCTGAGGGATTCTGCAATTCAGGCATTGGATAGCCCTGAAATCGCACAAGGCATTGGTAATAACATAGACCACATAAGATATCTAGCAGGAAGAGGCCCACGACCCTAAACTATCTTTCCCTGTGAGATGAATTTCATCAACGAGGCGTTGTATGTCAATTATTCAAGTAAAATCTGTAAGAGCAAATATGATCAACCTGTTATACTAGAAGCATATGACAGTACGAAGAACATCAATTGGAACAATCCAGGAAACTAAGAATTTCTTCGGCGTAAGGTAACGGCTTATTTTAAATGAAAGGACGGCGATGAAAAGAACCACAATTGCGACAACAACTAACGCCAAAGCGAAAGGGCCTATGAAAAAATCGGAACCAGAAAAGAATAGTAGCACGAGGCATGTTCTTCCTGTCACTTGGACGGCGACAGAACCTGGTCCGCATAAGCGTTGGTGGTGGTACATTGGATTCTGTGTCGTAATGCTCTGGCTGACGATACTCTTGGGTTTGTTGGAAGAGTGGTTTGTATTGCTTTGTACTATAGCCGCTGCCCTTGCGATTCTGGTCACCTACTCGCGACCACCCCGACAGCTGGCTTACCGTCTCGATACGCAGACGCTCACCGTCAATAACCAAACTCTGCAGTTGAACGACTACCGTGCCTTTACTACTGAGACAGCTCAAGCAGGGGTGGATGACACAAAACCCGTCACCGTACTACTGCTACCGAGGCGACGCTTGGGCTTTTCCTCTCAGATCGCCCTGCCCGAAAACGTCGATGAATCTACGAAGGTATTAAACGCTTTTAAGGAAGTCCTCCCATTTGATGATGCCAAAGGTTATCTCGCAAGGCTGCGTTTCCTCGATCGTTTAGCCCACTGGTTGCGGCTGACATGAAGCCTCAAAGACTCAATAATCCAGGACGCGAATGGGTCACTAATCGCTTTGGGGAGGGCTATTAGGCATGATAATCATCAAATAGCGTTAGTAGTTTTGGTCGCTATTGCTATCTGGACACAGCTCAGAACCGGCTGCCTCACAGGGCTACGCTTCTTTGATTGTCTCGCATAATGGTTGCGAATGATTTGATCTTTTCGCTACCAGAATGGGCCAACTTTCTGTTTCTGGCTTGAGAGAAAATGGCTTTCATCGTAATGTCGCTACCTATTAGACCGCCTATAATTGTGCAAATAACATTAATAATGAGTTCGTTGATATCCATGCACTAATCATAGCCCCTCTTGAAATTATTAAATAATACTTACGCTTGCCTGGGTCTAGTGGATGCGTTCCAGGTAGTTTTTCATTCAAGTACACCATACGATGCCATCATTTTATAATGATTGGAATATATAACGAACAAAATAAAGTGAATAGTATTCCAGCAAATATCGAAAAAAGATTCATAGTTAATGACAAGACAAATAACTTCTTTGAATCATTCCTAAGAGTAAATCTTAACAATAATCATTCATTGTAATAAAGAAGAAAGATATGTATGCGTCCATAACATAATGAGCAAATATTGCTATTAATTATAATGTTTAATTATAATGTTTATGGATATATGTGTTACAATTAAACTCATGAGAAGAAAAATACCCGGCTTCACCCTCGTAGAGCTAATAGTTGCCATCTCAGTCATTGGTATCCTAGCTAGCATTGTCATCGTTAGTTATCCTAACTGGCAAAACTCAATCATTTCAGCTCAACTAAAGAGTGACCTCAATGGTGTAGCTAGTGCTATGGAAAGTGCTCGTACATTCAATAACTCATATCCAACCTTAGTCTCCAATCTAACAACTTTCAAACCAAGTAAAAACACCATCTTAACTGGTGGTAGTAGTGACGGTGTAGTCTACTGTATTGATGCCTCTAGCTCACAAAACGCTACCATTCATTATTACATTGACCAAAACATTGGCAGCCAGGGTGCTCAACTAGGTACATGTGCTTCTCGTTCAATCTCTATAGCTACTGCTATTCCAACTAATCTAATCGCCACAGCAGCATCCAGTTCTTCGATTAACGTATCATGGAATGCATCTGCCGGTGCAACCAGCTATACGCTACAACGTGGTAGCAATTCATCATTCACGAGTGCGACAACTATCGCTACGCAAGCAGGCTCAACATTTGTATCAAGTGGCTTAGCTCAAGGAACTCCATATTATTATCGAGTACAAGCAACTGACGCCAACGGAACCAGCAACTGGTCAACCACAGCTACAGCTACTACAACCATTGACGCACCAGTAGCTCCGACCGTTACGGCTGCAACAGTGGGTGCCACAACAACTTGGTCGTGGGGTGCGGCATCTTGTCCTGGCAATACAGCTCGTTACCAATACCGTTACACTATTACGCCATCAGGCTATGATTCTGGTTGGGTAGCAAATGGGACTAATCTTTCGGTTGCTTTTACAACTTCAACTGGAGGGCAAACATATACAGTGGCTGCCCAAGCCCAGTGTTATAACACTAATGCAACTAGCACTTGGAGCGAATCAGGGTCAGCAAATTATTATCGTGTAAGGACGTGGACTCAGATTACGGGTGATAGTATTCGCACCTGTGCCGTTGCCTCCGATAACCAAGCCTATTGTTGGGGTCATAATGGCGAGGGCGAACTTGGTAATAACTCAACTACTAATAGTTCTATACCTGTTGCTGTTTATACCGCCGGTGTCCTGAGTGGCAAGACAATAAAGCAGATTTCAGTCGGTAATATGGTTACTTGTGCCATTGCTTCTGATGATCAAGCTTATTGTTGGGGCTATAATGGCGACGGCGAACTTGGTAATAACTCAACTACTAATAGTTCTATACCTGTTGCTGTTTATACTAATGGTGTCCTAAATGGTAAGACGGTTAAATCAATTTCAGTCGGCACTAATCATACCTGTGTTATTGCCTCTGACGACCAAGTCTACTGTTGGGGGCTTAATAGTTCTGGCCAACTTGGCAACAATTCAACTAACCAGAGTATGGTTCCTGTCGCCGTTAATACTACTGGCGTCCTGAGCGGCAAGACCATAAAAGCTATCACAGCTGGATCTAATACTTGCGCTATTGCTTCCGATAATCAAGCTTATTGCTGGGGCGATGGCTCTTTTGGTCAATCCGGTGATAACCATACTAATACTGATTTAGTGCCCGTCGCTGTTTATACTGCCGGCGTCCTGAGCGGCAAGACCATAAAAGCTATCACAGCCGGCGCTGCTCATATTTGCGCTATAGCCTCTGATAACCAAGTCTATTGCTGGGGGCTGAACTATGCTGGTTCGCTCGGCAATAACTCGGATAGCCAGAGCTCCATACCTGTTGCTGTTTATGCTGCTGGCGTTCTAAATGGCAAGACGATTAAATCTGTTGTAGCTGACCATTATACTACTTGTGTCATTACTTTCGACAGCGGTGCTTACTGTTGGGGATATAATTATTATGGTGGACTTGGTAACAATTCAACTACTAATAGTTTCATACCTGTAACTGTTATTAATACTGGGGCACTAAGCGGTAAAATGATCACATCTATTTCGGCTGGCCCTGCAACCTGTGCCATCGCCTCCGATAATCAAGCCTACTGTTGGGGGTGGAACGGTAACGGCCAACTTGGCAACAACTCAACTGTCAATAGCTTGATTCCTGTCGCCGTAATCCCATTGCCTTAATAATAACCAATAGGAGACAATATGATAAAGAATATACTAAAAGACAAAAAGAAACTCATCTACATAATCATCGCAGTGTTATTAGTTGTTATCATTGCAACCGGGACAGTTCTTGTAATAAAAGCAGTCAATAGCTCAAAGAAGATAACCCAAACTACAACTCTTTCTCAAAAATCCCAAGCTGATAGCATTAAGGCACAAGCTATAGCAGCACTTAAAAATAACGACACTACTAAAGCTAAAACTTTATTCCAACAAGCACAACAACAATACAAAGACCTAGGCGATACTAATAACGTGGTTAATACTGAAGCACAATTATATTTGATTGAGCATCCTGGTACGGGGAAGTAAATAGGATCGTGGGCTGAAATTAGGACGCTCATATTGTCAAGCTCCCACTTTTCCGGATAGTACCGCAAATATAATATGTAGTCATACGCTTAAAACTATTATTATGAGCAAAAGATACCAGCTTAAATAGATATAATAGACAGACTTATTGTATTGTTCCATAAAACTCTGCTACAATTAACCCCATGAAAGAATCACAAGCGGTTTCATTCCGGTTGTTTTCTCGTTTGTAGCTACCGTTATTACTGCTTTATGCAATAATAAACTCAATATAATCACTTAAGGAGAGAATCATGTTTAAGAACAAAAAAAGACTAATCTACATAGCTATCACAATAATATTAATTATAGCTATCTCAATTGGCGTGATTCTTATAATAAGATCAGTAAATGGTAGTAATAACACACAGCAAACAAGTATCACCACAAAAGCCACCGCTGACAGCTTAAAAGAACAGGCACTAAAAGCGGAACTAGCCAACGACACCGCCAAAGCCAAAACATTATTCGAACAAGCTAGGCAGCAATACAAAGAACTAAATAATACTGAGGGTGTCGTTGATACTGAAGCACAATTATATTTAATTAATCATCCAACTACTACACAAACTAAATAAATGCATATAAATTATTCCTCAATTCTGCTACAATAAATTCCATGAATAAAACAACCAAAAGCGCTTTCACAATAATAGAACTCCTCGTCGTAATAACCATCATCGGCATCCTCTCCACAGTTGGCATAGTATCCTTCGCCAACATCCAATCATCCACCCGCGATTCTCAGCGTTCTTCCAAAATAACAATCATTGCTGAAGCATTAGAAAAGTACTACTCCCAACATGGCGAATACCCAAGTTGTACAGCTATGTCTCAATCAGCCAGTACAGTCGTAGCTAACACGCTGGTAGGCGTAGACCCAACCAACTTAACTACGCCAAGCAGTACCCGTGGTACTAACTCCTTTGCTGCTCCAGCAACCGTAAGTTGCAATCCATCCATTACAATCCTAGCTAGTGACGTCTTTGCCTATGTAGGCGATAGTAGTGATTCATGCCTAACCACATCGGGCCAAACTGCAGCCTGTCTGGAATACACCCTCAAATACCGAGAAGAAAGTACCGGCAATACCATATCATTGGTAAGTCGCCATACTATCCCAACCCTCGCTACACCAGCTGCTCCAACTACAACCGTCACATTGAATGGTTCTAATGTCTTAGCTACCATATCAGCAACATGCCCAGCAGGTGCAGTTACCCAATATGGCACTAGAAATCGTACTAACGATGGCTCTTGGTCAGGTTATACAGCCTGGTCTACTAACAATACAGCTACCCAGGTTGCTAACCAGGGCGTTAAATACGAATACCAATCCCAAGCTCGTTGTTACCCTGACGGTTCATCAACTTCAGCTAGTAGCGCCGCCGTTGGAGCCGTAAGTAATGCCTATGTAAACCCTATTACCGCCATACCTACAGTTCCAGGGGTTACTGCCAACACGGTTGGGCCTACTACAACCTGGAGTTGGGGGGCTTCGACTGGGTGTGCCAGCGGTACGGTGGTTAATTACCAATATAACTATCTCATAGACAGTGTCAGCCAAACCGCTGGTTGGAAAACACCAGATGATCCTGCTGCTTTATCTATTGGCTTTACTACAGCAATAGAATCTCATATGTACACCGTAGCTGTCCAGGCTAAGTGTACTAATACTAATGCAAATGGGTCTTGGAGTGGTGCAGGGAGTGCAAACTATAGTCGCCCTATTACTCAATACACTCTAACCACCATCGCTGGCACTAATGGTACAGTTAACGCTGGCGGTACGTACAATGCAGGTTCCACACCCACAATCACAGCCACCCCAAACGCTCTTTACGTATTCAGCAGTTGGTCTGGCAGCACTGGCTGTAGCGGAGTAGCTAGTCATACCATCACCATGGATGCCAATAAGTCATGTACGGCTAACTTTACTTTAGGTGCCAATTGGCTAGCTATCGGCACTCAAGTCTGGGCCAAAGCCAATCTAAATGTCGGTACCAGAATAAATGGTGGTACAATAACTGGTGGCACCAACCAGACTAACAACGCCATCCTAGAAAAATACTGTTACGCCGACACTGAATCAAACTGCACAACCTACGGTGGCCTTTATCAATGGGACGAAGCTATGCAATACGTCACTACGCAGGGTGCTCAAGGCATCTGTCCAACTGGCTCACATATCCCATCCGACAATGAGTGGAAAATACTAGAAATGCAACTTGGTATGTCCCAGGCACAAGCCGACATTAATCTTAACTGGCGAGGCACTGACCAGGGTACTAAACTTAAACCTAGTGGCACCTCTGGGTTGAATATACCGTTTGCCGGCGAACGCGCCGCCGATGGGTTTTTCTATAGTCTGTCATCGAATGCTTACTTGTGGTCTAGCTCCCAGCTCTATTATGCTTCGGGGCGTTCGGTGCGATTGTTGGAGTCGTCCAACGCTACTGTGTACCGGGGTGATTTGGACAAGGCCATCGGGTTTTCGGTGCGCTGTCTGAAAAATTGATTGACTGCTTTGGCTATTTGACCCTTTGACTATTTTTTACACAAAAAAATAAAGTTGGCATAAAGTTTAAGTGACCGTGAGCGAACATTGAGGTTACTAAGTAAGATAAGGTGGGCAAGAATGACAACGTATTACAATTTGCCAGTTATATAAATTATTACCTTATATTTCATTTTGTCGCCATGCGAAACTTTGAATAGATGTAATAAATGTGTTTCTTAAGTTATGAGAACTAGTAACATCCAATCAAAGCCATAATTAATTATCATCATCTCACCGATTCATGAACTCCCCTCAAAACAACACCACGCTCTCGTAGCCTTCTATGAATCGTCTCCTCATCCACCCTAATAATCTTCCCAACCTTAGCACATGACAGTCCTGATCCATAAAGCCTAACAACCTCGTCTATTTGATTCTCAGACAATGGACGATTCCTCATTTTAATACCCTGGGATTTTAGATGCTGACTAACTGTAGTCCTATGACAACCAAATTGTTTAGCTAGTTGGTAGACTGTAAAACCAGAATTATAAGCAATTACCAAGATTGACGATTTTTATTGCTCATTTGAATCCTTTAATAATTTTATTGACGTTACTAGCCAATTTAATCAGACAATTAAATAAAACACGAGAGCTAAGGTCTATGTCACCGAGAGACACGGAAACCGAGAAGCGGGCTCGTAACACTGAGCAAAGTGCCCAAATTCAGGGACAGAACCCCGGCATAGCCGCCACCGTACCAAGTGCCACCACGACGAAAGGCACGCACTCCACCGTCAGTGGTGCTACTAAGGAGTTGCCCAATTACCATTAGTGCTAGTCCAACTATTTGAATTAGGAAGGCCAGTAGTCCCAGGAAATGGGTCGGGGAATAGAGCTCCATGAGTTGTGACACTTGGCCATTGAATCCAGGAAGCGTAGGCGTTACCAACTACAAGCTAATAATTTGTATAGTAAAATTACTATTTTGAGAATATTGACGCCAAGCAGTAATAACACCATTGGCAAGATCGGATGAACGTATTAACTTTGCTAAACCAACTGACGCGACATTAACCGCTAAACCGTTAGAATCTAATTGTGGTAGACCGACTGTAAATGTGGTAAAAATATTACTATTACTATCTAATAGGACTGCATGACAAGTAGCAGTAGCTGGACTGACCGGACAACTTGGTAAACCCGTTAGCGGATCAGTTAGCGGATCACCAGCACAATTAGTATCTGGTTTTAATGGTTTAGAGTCACTCCAACTTGGTACACCATTATTAGCCGTAAGACAAGCTTTCGCATAGGCCGAACCAGCATCGCCAGCAGTTTGAGCAAGTCGATTGTAATATTGAGATACCAACGCCACACGTATTGCAGCCGTAGAGGTGATAGCAGCTAATAGCACAGTTAGCATCACCATAGATGCTATTAGTACAGTTGGAAGAGCAAAACCACTCAAACGACGAAAATTCATGAGTTGATTATAGCATAAGTGTTTAGCCAATGAGTAGTACCATGGTTATGAATAAATGTAAATACTGTGTTTGGGGTAACAAACCAAGTGGGAGAATAATATTCTGGTATGTTTCCAAAATGCATAATAGGTGGTAGTAATGACGTTTAATCAATTTGAATGACCAAGAAGCATCATGTGAAATATTAAAAACACAATAACAGCTTGACTTCCCGACCGTACGGAGCGTTAATGTACACTACCAAAAAGGAAAGGTAGGTACAAGCCATGAAAAAAGACACCTTCATTTACTCATTCGGGGTTACTGGACTTGGACGAAAGCAGGTAGCAGCGATTATTGCTGAGGCTCTCGGTGAACAGGTCAAGTATGCCGGACCATCAAGTTTCAGTTATCAAGTAGGTAGCTGGACGATTGACCGAAACTGTTTAGTAACGACACCGGAATTGGCAACAATAGAACTTGAACTCTTGCGAAAAGTGCTGGATGCCTTAAAAAACGCCAGAGTTTTAGCAAAGGGTGATAGTAAGGTAACTTTCTCAATGGATGGTCATAACGGGGCTAGCCTTCGTAATGTGGTCAATCTAATTTGGAGTAAACAAAATTTATTAAAAAAATCACTCGGTCGGCAGGATGATATACTCACTGCCGACTTTGTTTTTGCAGTCAATGACGTACCCATAGATACTACAGAGGATTTTACTGGTGTTATAAACAATGCGAGAGAAACCGGTAAAATTGAGGGCACAGGAGATTTAACTTTTGATATAGTAAATCAGACCGTCAGCTTTGGATTTTTACCAGACACCCTTGATTGTGATGAGGTTATCGCATTTATCACACTTTGCCAGAAGATAAATGAGCAGGCCAAATTGCAGAAGTTCTCCTCCACAAAACAAAAGGTAACCGGCAATGATAAATACTCTCTAAGGGTATGGCTGATTCGGCTGGGTTTTGTGGGTAGTGAATACAAAATGGATCGTAAGATTCTGTTAAGTAAACTGACTGGGGATGGGGCTTTCAGAACGGCTGGGTCTGAAATAGTAATAAAAATTGAAAAGTTACGTGCAGATTTAGTCAGGATCAAAGAGGGTAAAGCTTATACTGATCCGGAAGTTATCAGGGCGAGTCAGGAACTGGACAGAGCTTTAGATGTATATCAAGAATTAATGCTGAAAAAGACGGACAAGGAATAAAAGGCGTATGTGCAGTACGGCTAGAGCGTTTCAATATAAACGCTCTGTTTTTGTATTTAATAGTTATTTTTGCAGAAAATGAAGGAAGAATGTGGAGCGTGTGGAATATATAAAAAAGAGTAAGGATTTATATGAGAGTAATAAATTAAAAAGGTACATTCTGCTGAATCAACCATTATTACCAAGGTGTTCCGAGACACTTATTAGGTTGGTAAAGCAGAATTTGTGCTGAAAAAGGAGAAATTAAACGACAAGAAAATTAAGTCAAATAATACTTTCTAAATATTTTTTGTGCATTTGTTATTTTTATATGTACATGCTTGGATTGCACTTCTGCTGACATTATGGACTTAACGCCCGATGAATAGCTATTAAAGAACTAGGAAGCAGTTACAAACTAATTCATGGAGGAGTTTATCATGCTAAACCAATATGATATTGATTATATAATTAAGTGTTTAAAGGATGGTCAGAGTATACCTGCTGAATACAAATACGCTTTATTTCCTACTACCCAAAAGGAATATGAACTTGCTTATGCAGGAAAAATGCGTAAAGAAGATATATTATCAGATACCGATGAAATTGCTAACGTACCTTTACAAATTGAAAAAACCTACAATGGAGATGAACATCCTTCAATAAATGAAGATTGGAAAAATCTATTGATATTTGGAGATAATCTTCAAGTATTAAAAACCATATATTATGATAAAGATCCGATTATTGCAAAAAATATCAAAGGGAAAATAAAACTTGTGTATATAGATCCCCCGTTTGGTACGGGAGATAATTATGATGGTAACAAAGGTCAAAGTGCATATAGCGCTAAGCGAAAAGGTGCAGATCTTGTAGAGTTTCTCCGGCGGAGACTAATATTATTGCGAGAAGTAATGGCTGATGATGGAGTAATCTTTGTTCGTTTGGACTATCATTTTGGTCATTACATTAAAATTATTATGGATGAAGTCTTCGGCAAGAATAATATTAGAAACGAAATTGTTATTAATAGGGTAAAACGGTCTCTGCGAAACCTTACAAGATTTAATGTTAGCACGGAAACAATTTTCTTCTACTCAAAATCGGCCAATTTCTATTTTAATAATCCCGAAATGCCTCGGAAATGCAATTTCTGTGGTATAGAAAAAGAACCAATTTGGGATGATTTAACGTCACCTGGTTTAAGGAATCCTCCTGAGCGAGTCTTTTTTGGAAAGCTATATTTACCGAGGCGAGGAAGGCATTTTACATATACTCAAAAGAAGATTGACGTGCTTGAAAAGGAAGGAAGGCTGCGTTTAAACCCAAATATTCCCTATTATGATTTAGAGGGCAAAAAAATTGATGCTCGCCCGGAGTATTTACAAACAGACGCTATTCCCATTGACAATAACTGGACAGACATCAAGGGGTATGCATTTTCGAATAACTATCCAACAGAAAATGCTGAAGAATTGCTAAAACGAGTTATTGAAAGCTGTACACAAGAGGGCGATCTAGTAATGGACTGTTTTGCTGGGTCGGGAACAACATTAGCTGTAGCTGAAAAATTAAACCGCAGATGGATCGGGTGTGACATTGGAAAATTATCAATGTACACTATACAAAAAAGATTGCTGGAAATATCAAAGAGCAAGGATGTGGTCAACCCTAAGAAAGAATATAAACAAAATGCAAAAGCATTTTCTGTAGTAACTGCAGGTTTATATGACTTAGGAAAGGTATTTTCCTTAAAGGAAGATAAATATAAGTCTTTTGTGAAAAATCTATTTGACATTGAGGATATAGATAAAGACAATATCAATGGTGTATCAATAGATGGAGAAAAAAGGGGCTATTTCGTTAAAATTTATCCTTATTGGGATGAAAAGATGCGTAATGCAGATGTTGATTCAGAATATCTACATGATCTTCATACAAACATAGGCGAGCGGATTAAAAACCGCTTTTATATTGTTGCGCCTGCCAATAGTGTGGCTTTCGTAAATGATTATTATGAAATTGAAAGTATAAGGTATTATTTTTTGAAGATACCTTATCAAGTAATCAAAGAATTACATAATCAAAATTTTAAAAAAATCAGACAACCTCAGAGCCAGGGTCAGGTTAACGATTTAGATGAGGCGGTAGGGTTTCATTTTATTAGACAACCAGAGGTTGAAACAACATTGACCGATATTGATGGGAATTACTATATAACTATGAAAAAATTTATGTCTGACTATAGTATGGATGAGATGGGAAAAGAAATAAAAAACTTTGAGAGTTTGTCCATGGTGCTCATCGACAACGATTATAGTAGAGATTTTATCATGAAGGATTATTATTTTGCTAAAGATTTAATATCCATAAGTAAAAAAAAGGCAACAACACATAAAGATATTTCTGATGATGTTAGAAAAGAACTGAAAAATGCCAACATTATCAATGTTCCTGTAAAAAATCCGGGCAAGAAGGTTTTTGCAATATATATCGACATATATGGGAATGAGTTTAAAGAAGAGTTTTCTGTGGGGGTGGAGTAGATGGAAGGCGTTATTAGAAGCAATGCTTCAGATCTTACTCTTAAGGTTAGAAGTAGTTATGATTTAAAAAAGCTAAATCTATATGAATGGGAAGATTATCTGGATATTCTTTGCGGAAATCGCGATTACCAGAAAGAGGCCATAAAGACAGCAATTATATACTTGGCCTCGGGCGAATATTCGAATATTGATCAGTTGGCAAGAGAAAATTATAAGAATAATCAGGATTTACAAAGACTTTATCGTACAGAGTATGATTTCATTCAACATATCCCATTAAAAGGTAAACTTTCGGGTGTTATTGATCTGGCAACCGCTACGGGTAAAAGCTATGTTATTTATGGCATAGCACAAATCATGTTGTCCCTGGGTCTGATAACAAAGGTTTTGGTTTTGTGCCCGTCTCTAACAATTGAGTCTGGTTTAATGGGAAAATTTAAAGAAAAAACTAGTGATGCAAGATTAAAAGCAAGTATACCTGAAACGACGTTTTTCAAAAATCCTAGAATAATAGATGCCAACAGCACCATAAAAGATGGAGATATTTGTGTAGAGAATATTCACGCTGTTTACGACGGGACAGGCTCATCCATAATAGACAGTCTTAAAGGGCGTGGAGAAAAAACATTAGTTTTAAGTGATGAAGTGCATCATGTATATAATTCCAGTGGAGAGAACGATATTCGAAAGTGGAAAACTTTTTTGATGAGTGAAGATTTCCAATTCAAATATTTACTTGGCTTTACTGGAACAGCCTATATAGAAAATGAGTATTTCCCTGATGTCATATATCGTTTTTCTCTTAGGGAAGCTATGGAAAGAAGTTTTGTAAAACTGGTCGAATATGTGGCAGAAGACGAAAGTGGAGATCCATATGAAAAGTTTCAAAAAATATATGATAATCATAAAGAATTTCAAAAGAAATATGGTGATATTAAGCCTTTAACAATAATGGTTACAAAGGATATAAAGTCAGCAGGATACCTATATGAAGATTTTTTAGATTTTATCGAAAAAAAGGAAGGTATACGACGAGATGAATTTGAAGATAAAGTTCTTGTCGTAACGTCGGCACCTAAACATAAAAAGAATGTTATTGCCTTAAAAACGGTTGATGATAAGAGCAATCCAGCAGAGTGGGTAGTTTCTGTATCTATGTTAACCGAAGGTTGGGATGTAAAGAATGTTTTTCAAATAGTTCCTTGGGAAGACAGGGCTTTTAATTCAAAGTTGCTAATAGCGCAAGTATTAGGTAGAGGCCTTAGAATACCAGAAAACACAAGTGGCCAACCAAAGGTTAGGGTTTTTAATCATGCTAGCTGGAGTAAAAGTATACAGTCTTTGGTGGATGAAGTGTTGGAGAAAGAAATGACAGTCTCCAGTAAAATTGTAAACTCAACTGAAAAAAATAAATATAACTTTGAAGTATATACAATTAATTACACAAAGAAAGAGCGTACCATTGAAAAAAAAGATTCAAAGACTCAAGAAGTATTTAACCTAATAAATGGTATTAAACTGGTCTCTCAAAGCGGAAAGGAACCCAAGAAAACAATTTATGAAGACATAAAAGGACATCTTCATTTAAAATCGACAATTATTAAAAAAGAATTGATTTCTATTGACGAAGTCATCAATAAAATTATTGAGAGTTTTAAAGGTCGTGCATTGGAAGCAAAGTTGATCTTCCCCAGTGGTGAATACGAGCAGGAGAAGCTGCCATCTATTCAAGACATTAGAACATTCATTGAGAAATCAATGAGAGATATAGGGGAGGATGGTTCGTTTCTTACCTTAGAAAATGCAGATAAAATATATGGCCGTTTTAATGGATTACTTAGAAGAAAGCCGTCTACTCCTGTATTGGAAAAGGCGGTAGATGTTCTGATACCATTTAATACGATAAATATGAGAGCAGAAATGTCAAGATATGGGACTCTTATTAGAGATGTTTCGTTATTTTTCTCTGATAATTATAAAAGTGAGATCGAAGAGGATGAACTGGTAATATTTAACGCAGTGCGTCAAGAATTAAAAAAGCGCCAAGATAACGAAATTAACAGGTATAATTTTAAAACACCGGTTAATGTAGTCTTTGCTACCCTTGAACCAGAGAAGAGATTTGTAGAGCTTATGACCAGCAACGACTTTGCACAACATATTGATGCATGGATTAAATCAAGAGATAAAGGGTTTTACAGTATCGATTATCAAAAGAATAAGGGAAGCAAGTTTAAAGCTTTTAATCCAGACTTTTTTATCAAAAAAGACGATAGTATTATTGTCGTCGAAATTAAGTCAGACAATGATGATAACCTCGAAAATAGGGCGAAAAATAGGGCAGCGAAAAGGCATTTTGAACTATTGAATGCAGAACTTGAAAAACACGGGAAACCAGAGAGGTATTATTTTACGTTCTTAAGTCCGGTAGATTATAATACTTTTGCCGATAATGTAAAGGATGGTAGAATATTTGAATCGAAGTTCCGCAGCCATCTTGAAATCCTATTAGAGGATTCGGAAGATGAATAACACATATTTATGGGACGTAAATATTCTTTAAAAGATGCATGTAAGCAGAAGAAGTAAGGATATCTTCTTATTGATGTTGGTGAAGTTGTTTTATAGAAAAATAGACAATATGGCAAATAAATGGAAAGTCGTGCAATTGCAATAATGCGAAACCAAATTTCAAAAACTGAAAATCACACAAAATCTTGGACTGTAACTAATGATGGAGGATGTTATGGATGAAACGGCTTGCAATATGATTAAAATACGGAACTGTAATTGTATTCGTAATGCAGACATTAAGATTAAAAATAACTGCCTGAACATTAAATATGGAATTAACGGAACAGGAAAAAGTACAATTAGCATGGCTATTCGTGCAAAAGCAGATAATGATAGGGCAATGTTTGATGTATTGTTGCCATATGGTGCAGACAAGGATCAGCCTGATCAGTGCCCGGATGTTCTGGACATGCCTTTTACAAAAATACGGGTGTTTGACGAGAAATATGCTAACAAATACTTATTCCGTGGCGATGGATTCTTTGACAATTCATTCAAGGTTTTTCTCCAATCACCAGAATGTGAACAATTAGAAACTGAGACTGAAGAGATGCTTAAAGAATTGCAGGGTGCGTTCCAACAGTCACCAGAACTAGAACAGGTACGGCTACTTCTTCCGCAACTGTTCTCCTCGGTGAAATTTAATAATGGAAAAGTAGCAAAATCGGGCGGAATGGGGGAATTTTTAAAAGGGAATGGATATGGATTTGAAAAACATGAAGAACTTAAACCATATCAAAGTTATTATGGTCAAGAAGATTTTTCAAAGGTAACGGGATGGGCGAAATGGAGACGTGATGGAATAGATCATATGCATGGAGATGCTTGCCCATTTTGTGTTTCAGGAATGGAAATGCCTAAAATAAACGCGCAGAATTCAGTGATTGGAACAGTATTTAAGAACTCAGCTATTAGTACGGCCTCTGCCGTTTTGGAGTACCTAAAGAAAGCGGTTGAAAATAATTGCATTGAAGCAGAAGAACTTCAGACATTGGAACGTTATATGGGCGATAGTAGTAAAGCAAATGCATTAACTACAGAAATCACTCAGTTAGCGGTTGAAACAGATTATCTAAATACACAAATTAATACTATCCTTGGTTTTAAACCAATGAATGTGACGAGAGAACAAATAGATAATATTGAACAGCGACTTAATGAAATGCATATTGAAGAGGGCCTGCTTAAAAGATTTTATTGTACAGAATTTATGAAGACTATGGTTTCTGAAATTAACGATAAAATTGAAAAGTTGCAAGAACAAGCGCAAAATCTAAAAGGGCTATTCAAAAAATATGATGTTAAGTTAGGTAAACTTATTGATGGCAGAAAAGACGACATCAACCAGTTCCTTTCTTTGGCAGGATTTCCGTATGAGTTTCATATAGAACCTGATGGAAATGGAAAGGCTAAGACTTACTTGATTCCTGTTGGTGTTGCTACGCATACTGTGTCAAATCCAGCAAATCATTTGAGCTGGGGTGAAAGAAATGCCTTTTCGCTTGTAATGTTCATGTTTCAAGCAATTAGTGATAACGCAGATTTAATCGTACTTGACGATCCAATATCAGCATTTGATGAAAATAAAAAATTTGCGATAATCCGGAGGTTATTTGATAATCAGAAAGACAGCTTAAAAGACAAGACTGTGCTCATGCTTACCCATGATACTCAGCCTTTAATCGACTTTGTTAAAGGGGATTTCTTTAGGCGTTATGGGCTAACAACTAATGTTTACGTAATGTTCATAGAAAACGGAGATGGCGTTGTTTCGGAGAGAGAAATTATTGCAGATGATTTAAAAAATGTTGTCGAGTTAACATTCGGTATTGCTAAAGATAATAATGAAACAGACGTTACTCGTATTGTGAATTTGCGTAAGTACATTGAACTGACATACCAAGACTATGATAATTCTTCGACATATCATGTACTATCCAATATTATTCATGGCCGAGATACCCCTACATATACTGATGGCCAAAAATTGGAACAGCCCGTGATTGATTCTGGTTGCAGTGATATCGCTGAGTATATAGGAGGTTTTACATATAGCGATTATATTGATAATCTTGAAGATCCGAAATTATTACAATGCTATAAAACCTCTGAACCGTATGAAAAGATGCTGATAGCAAGATTGTTGTTTGAGCGTAAAAAATTATTGACGAAACTAAGAAGGAAATATCCAGCCTTAGGAAAATTCCTAAACGAATCGAATCATATTGAAAATGACTATGTATTTCAACTTGATCCTCGTAAGTACTTGCAGATTCCGCAATGTTATATGAGTCAGCTCGATGATTTTGTAGCTCATGAAATAACATGATGTTGATTTTGATCAAGCTATATAGCTGCGATCCAAAAGGGCTGGATTATTGATATAATCAAAACATGCCGTCAAGAGTATTGGTGTTTTGCTTGCATATCATAAAGACGTCAAAACATATTATTAATCCCATTTTAAGCATGAAGAAAATGGAAAATATTATTTATGAAACTGTTTAAAAACGATAATGCTGGACTTTGCTCGACCGATCTGGTAATCTAAACTCAGCAATTATTTGGCTGGGGGTATTTCAGATGGCAGAAGCACCACTTATTAAAACATTTCGTTCCGGAGCAACGGGACTCATACTTTCTTTATGCAACGAAATTAAACTGGTCGAGTACATTAACCACGCTGTGACTTGGGATCCGAAACAATGGAAAGTTTCCCCCGGACAACATATTTTAGCTCTGGTCATCAACACGTTGTGTGGTCGTGTGCC